GAAAACCAAAAATAAGATTGTGAAAGAGGAGCTTTATGGTAGGCGTGAACAAACCCAAAGCTCCCCTAACCACTCCAAAAAAACCCTGTATAGAGTTTACTTGGAAATAAGATAATAAGCCAAACCACCAAAGCTAAATGATACCATCATACCACCAACTATAAAATAACCGTCCTTATACCAGGGGAGTTTAATATCATCTGCTTTGTGGTCTTCAATCCACTTATTAGCAGCTGAAAGCTCTGAGCGACAATACTTTGAGGCTTTCACTTCATTTGCAACTTTCGTTAAGGCTTTGTCTGTTAAACAGTGACAATGAAGATTATTATCTATACAGTGTTTCGAGGTAAGAAGTTTGTAGTCACTCGCTTGAAGAGTCATCGTTAGAAAGAACATCGTTAAGGATATCGCTATCTGTTTTACCATGAAATTCTCCTTCTTGTTTATAACGTTTCTTCTCTGTTTTACGTTTTAAACGTTCATAATCCAAGAGATTTTCACCGCGATTCTTTTGGGATCTGAGAACTTCCACCCAAGCTACCAGGAAAGCAGGAATAATAGCCTGGAGAAAGCCGAGAAGCTTTGCTCCAAGCGTTGCCCAGCTTATTGCATCCTTAACTTGGTTCATTTTTCTTCAGCTCCTCAAGAGCTGCCTTAAGCTTCTTGGTGTTTGGATTGACTCCGATGGTAGGAAGCCAACCTAACCATTTTTGGATCTTAGCAGACCAGCTGTAAACGTTCTCAGCGTATTTTTTATTCGGGATAACTCGAACCAGGATTGTTGCAAAAATCATAAGAGAAAAAGTAGCCTGGGCTAAAACGTCCAGCCAGGTTTTCACGATTTCAAACCATCCCGCGATATCTGGTGCTTGCCCCCCTGCAAGCAACTGTTCCACATGGAACATTGCAAAAAACACAAATAAAGCTAAACAAAATAACAATTTACTCATAACGTCGCTCCTTATGAAAATGAAGATCTTCGAAGAATCTTTTCCAATCAAAAAACTTACCAGGATCTACTTTCCTGCCTGGTGAAACCATCTCATGCCCAACAATTCCTATCGGCAAAATGCTATAAGCATCCATCAAACTTCTTGATAAAATGGCAAGCTCTTTGTATTGTTCATCCGAGAAGCTAAGGCTGTTACCATCTCCTACAAGCTCAATTCCTATCATATAATTGTTGCAGGATTTTTGCATCTTTCTCGTAAGAGGATTCCACCACCGAGATCGCCCAGCATGCCAAGCAATCCCCGTTTCAGGATCGACTAGCATTGCAAGTTCCCCCTCTCTTCCAATGACAAAATGAGACGATACATAAACAGTATCTTTTTTTGTGAGCCAGGATACAACTGCAGTAAAAAGTTTTTTCCAAAACTTAGGAGATTGGGCTTGAGGCTTATTTGCTCCAAGCCCTGTATGATGAACCACAATTCCTGACCAGCGATGCCCCGTTGGTCGATACCGAAAATCTTCACTTTTTTTCTCAGGAGGATTCACATAAAACCTTTGGAGTTGTAATTCAATTATTTGGGAACTCGATATGAGCTATGCTTTTACTATCGGAGTTTCAAGATTTTTCTTTAGGAGAGATTCCATTTTTCAGCTCGATTTTTCTAACTCTATCATACCAGTTATTAAGATCCTTATTATCCTTGAGACATTGGGCAAGATCTATTTTGAGATCATTTCTATTAGTCTGATGAAATTCCATATCTTTTTTTAAATTTAGAATAGCATCATGATTATCGGAACTTGTTTTCTTAAGTTCTTTAATAGAACCGTTAACATTTCTTACCCAGAAAGTAAAGAATATTATTAAAAGCGCAAAGAAAGGTACTTGTGCTATAAATTCTTTTAGGATATCCATGATTCTATTCCAAATATTCGAGTACCAAGGAACTTACAAAAATTCTCTCAGCCAAAAAACATCTTTCCTCATTTTCGCAGCGAACATACGAGCCCATAGGACGCGATAAATCGAGAAGTAATGCTACGACATGCGCAAAGTCTCCTGTTTCATATTTTGCCCATAAGAAGCTGTAAAAAGGATTTGCTGGTTCTCTCTCAAAATGCTCCTCAATTCGAGCATACATTTTAGCAGAGACGCTAAAAAGGCTCTTACTCTCAAGCTTTTCGTCGATCTCACCTCTGAGCCAAATTTTACAGATCTGAAGATGAGCCTCATAATCATCTAACCCTTTTGGATAAACATCTGGGGTATGGCGAAGCTTATTATCATCCCCTCCTAATGCAAAAATCATGCTGTATAAAAGTCCGATAATCCCAGGTGTGTAAAGTGTACGTCCATCGTCTAATGGATCTCCCATTTTCCACAGGTTATCCACACCATAATCTTTGTGCCTAACCAGTAGATCTAATTTCTCTTTTTTCCATGCATAAGGAAACAATCCACAGATAGCCATATCTCTTGACCAGGTTGTATCTGCTCCCAGGTTTCCATCTTCCTCAGTCCAGCAGGGCTCAACACGTCTTCCGTACCTACCATTCTCTCTTTCCATTTTTTCGATCTTTACTTTGCTTACACCTTTAGAGCTTGCATACTTACCATTCCAAATCATACCGTCGCAATCATGAGAAAGCATTCCGTTGCTGTCTCTAAGCTGCTTTGCTCTTTCAAGATCAACTGCGTAATTGAATTTTAGTGCCTCTGTATTCTCTGTAAAAGTTGGGGGTATCGCTTCTTTATTGTTGCAGCTAAACAGAAGGATTGATAAGCACAAAGTTAGGATTTTCATCGAGATATTCTCCTATATCTTTTGGTGTAAGGGCTTCACTGATATATTCTTTGAGCTTCAACGAAGAGTCAAGCTCATTGCATTTTTTGAAAAAATGGAGAATAACTTTTGTACAGAAAAAAGCATTATTGGATTTGAAAGGGTTTTTGATATGGATTCCAAGAGTATCGAAAGCAAGAACCAAACCAGAACCAATAAGAGTTGTATAGGCATATTGTTTGTGGCCTATTTGTTTCACAAGATTCTCTGCAGCTTTATCTGCGCAATCAAACAAACAATTATAACGTCTGATGTTCCCATATCGTTTCTGGAAATGATACCACCACTCAGGCTGAACTCCACCAATTGAGCTATGGATCATCCATTGAGAGTGAGTGTAGCGCAAAGCAGCATGAGAATATTTATAACCAACTGCCTGCTGTATTGCTCTTGCTAAAGGCTGCTTACCCTGCGCTAAAATAATTTCCATTATTTGAAAAACTCCATTATGATTTGTGTTTTATGTTTGAAACCAGCTGAATGTCTTAGTCTTAAGCAAAGTTGGTTTGTGTGATCAACAGGATCATCATGAGGCATAAGCTTAGGGGCTCTCCCATCCATTCGTTTGCAATGCCCTGCACCGACAGCTCTGGCATTAAAATCAGAACAAAACTCGTGTCCTGTAAGAACATGAAAAAAATGAACAAAGCAGTCTTCAGAGAATAGTGTAATTGGCCAGAACTCACCACCTATCATTTCATAATCATGAGTAGGCTCAATGAATATATCTGTTCTTACACAATCTGTGTCTATTGTTGCCTGAGTAGTCAGCTCAGTATCTTCATCATCATAAAATTTCATTGTGCAATAAGCATAGTTTGTACCGTCTGCTTTTTTCTCATGAACAGAAGCAAGTTTACTTGTCTCAAAATTAATAGCATGGCACTGCAAACCCCAGCCTGTTTTTGTAATTTTCACTCTTGCCAGCTTAGAACCATCTGTATCTGTAGGCTCACCAATCATTTTCAAATGATTTATGGAGTCATCATGATCTGAAAAGTACTGTGTACCATCACCTATCTGAATATGATCATCACTGATAGCATCATCAACAGCTGAATTTTTAGACCATTTCAAACGCTCTGAATCTGTAATCTGGTAAGTTTCACCAGTTGTTAAATCTTTACCAGTACCAAGCCCTGTTACTGCAGAACCTTTAATGTTTTTTACCCAGCAAGTTGTAAACATAATTAATCCGTATCTATGTTGGTTTGGTTAATAACCGTTAACTGAGGTTTACTGAAAGTTCCAGAGGTTACTTTGAATACAAGTTTATCATCCTGGTTAAAAAATCTCGTAACGTCGAAACGCTCATAGGATTTTGCAGTCATAGTAATAGAAAAAACAGGGGTTACAAGATCTGTATCCAGAAAAACTCCGATTGTTCCTGTGTTGATTGCTGTAGTCTGCAGAGTTATGGTTCTTACGTACCCATCTTCAGGCATAGGAAAAGGAGCTTCATCCATTCCAAGCCCAAGCCTTTCCATATATCTTCTCACACCTGCGTTTGCATTGTACCCACATTCCCAGAGGTATCTGTCTTGGGTTTCAGAAAGATAACGAAGATCGTTAAATAGATAAAGAGCAGCCTTTGGAGTGTTCGTATAGTTTGAGTCAGTTTTGTAAATAATTCGGTAAAGAAGTGTATACTCCTGAAATGGAAACTGCTCAAGAACATCGGTTGCTTGTTCGTTAAGAACAGAAGCTACATTAGTACTTGCTACTCTACCGAGAATGCCTACTATTGGCTCATCGATATTGTTTGTAGCAAAATAAAACATATTCAGATACTCACCATCAGCAGCATTTTCTAAAGAGAAAAGCTCAGTGGATGTATTGAAATAGTTATAATCAATTGGGTTTACCCCATCATAAGAAACAGGAAAAGCAGTAGCAGAAATCTTGCGAACATCACTTGCGCCTGAAACATAGTAAAGAGGAATGTAAGCTACTGTACTTAGCTTCTGCTCAAAAGGATTTGTTGGCGTAGCTGAGTTTGTAATAGCGTGAGCTAAATCTTCATCATGGATAGTTCCATTTCCCAATGAGAACTGAGCATGAGTATCCAGGCTACCATCTCCCTGAGAAATATAATCACCTAAAGGAAAATCTTCATAAGGATCATCAATCTGAGTAAACCTGGTGCGATGCAAATATTGATGGGTAGACCAGTCCATAGCAACACCATGCCGCTCATCAAGCATCCAGATAGCTTTGTTGTTCGTAGCGTCCCAGTAAAGAACAGAAACAAAAACATCAGTTTCAAAATCCCATATGGTTTGGCTTGCCGTTAAAACTCCAGAGGAATTGTAGTAAATAAACCAAGTTCCCTCTGTATCTGTTATGGCTACTGTATCTGCAGAATCTCTATCAAACCTTTTCCCTCGATTCCAGAAGCTAAAACTATCTCCAACAGGCTCAATTGAAAAGGTAAGCGTACCATCGTTAAAAGAGATCTCTGAATCTGTGTTGTTCAGAAATCCAGTGGGCTCTTTAATGATTTGTCGAAAGTCTATTTCTTCTGCAGCTTCCTGCATACTCTCAGCGTCAAAATTATTGCTTCTGTTTGTGGAAGATATGAAAGGAGTATTCATAGAATAGTTAAAAAGTCTATGCCAACCTTCATATTTGTTCGTAAAATCTGCTGAGCTATCATTAGCTTCTGCGTACATAAGGCTACCAGCATCCCACCAAGTCTGAAACTGAGAATCATTCAAACGATAAAGAATCAGTTCGTCAACTTCCTGATACTCACCTGCAGAAAAAGTTGTACCAGTATTAGTATGCTCTAAATCCCCACCAGTGAGATTTTTTACATATTTAATTGGTTGAACATAAAGAGACATAATTAGCCCTTATGGTGGAGATCCAGAAACCTCTCCTTTGATAACCAAACCAACAACAGGATTCTTAACACTCCCAGCAGTAACTTTTACAGCAATCTCATCACCGCGAGCAACACTTGCTGTAGATGCAGCTACCATTGTTCTTACAGCTATCAGGGAAATAGAATCCAGGGGTGTAAATACCGGACCAGGATCAGTTCTTTTATAAATAGTAATTGTACAGGTAGCAGCAACTTCAGCTGATACAAAAATCTCTGCTATATATCCAGCTGTAATGGGAACAATTCTACCGGCCAGATTAGACGGTACAGTATCATTCAGTAAATAAGAGTTAGTGATATTTCCGCTCTTACCCCAGGTGAATCCTGGTGAAGCTGAAACGGCTACACTATCTGCAGCTTCTCTTATTGCTGGCCCAACTTCTGTACTCGTTAAACCACTTGTAAGGGGATCAAAAGGAATGGATTCTGCTTCAGGACTAATCCAAAAATCAGTAGTACCTGGAGCCTGGATAAAAAGAAGGCATAGCAGTATGAATAGAAGTTTTCTCACTCAAGCACCTGTACTATAACGTCATTGCTGGCAGATCCAGCTATCAAAAATATCCCAACATTCCCTAGCGGGATAACCATAGTTTGTTTTTTGTATAAAGGAACTCCTTTTGTGGAGCCTGTTGTGGTAACTCCTGTAGGACCAACATAAACAGTTGAGCCTGAGTCATTGTAGATTAGGATTCTTTGGCGGTATCGTCTTTTTGTGGTATCAGTCTTAACTTCCACCTGGGAAGTTCCAACAGTGATTACTGATGAATAGTAACCAACATCATTAACATCTATCCTATCAGGATCTCTAATCTCATCGAAGGAAAAAAGAAAGGGAAGAATCAAGAACAACAGTAATATTAATCTTTTCATCTTCCCTTATCCCCTTTCTTAGAGATTATTTATAAGCGTTGATTCCACCACCACAATGCGCGGTTTTTCCTGGGCGCATGCATCTTGCCTGCAGTATAACGGAAATTGTTGCGCTACCAGCAACTTCAATTCCTCTTAGGAATTCAAGAGCAGAGTAACCGTTGTTTTCCGTAACAGGAAGTTTTCTGATGATTTTGGTAGGCGTACCATCATCATCGACAACAAGACGAGCAGCAACAAGAACATCACTTGAGCAATCAAAACCTTTGATGGTGAGAGTTTCACCAGCACCAACAGCAATAGTTGCAAGATCAATAAAGTTCGTAGCGTGATAAGCAACATCAATTTCACCATCACCAGCTTCATCAACACCAATATCTGCTTCTGTTCCGTTTTCTGCAATTTCTGTTATGGTGTAAAGCTCACCTTTTTTACTAACTGCAAAAGGAGTGTAGTCACCATCTGCGCTGACAAGATCAGATTTTGCTTCATTAGCAACAGCAAGAACAAAATTCCCCATATCACCAGTTGTATGGGCAGCATCTTCTGCGTAAGCTGCTCTGCTTCTTACCCACAATGCGCCAAGTGAATCAGTTTTGAAAGACTGATAGTCACCATCTGCACTTGTGCTTGAAGCAAGCGCGTCTTCTCTTACTGAGAGAACATAAGAACCGATATCAGCAGTAACATGAGCGGAATCTTCTGCTTTATCTGCACCTGTAGTTACAGAAACTTCTGCATCAACACGTAATGCTCCAGCACCGTTAAACTGAAAAGGCACCCAGTCACCATCTGTATCGGCAAGATTGGTGGGATTTGCTTTGTAAACACCAAGAGGCATGAAACCTTTTTCAGTTCCCGCACTTGCTGCATCCCAAACCAGTACATCCAGGATATCCGTACCATCTCCAATTTTCATTGAAGACGTTGTATGATCCAAGATAAGACGAGATTTAACGTCGATTGCTGGATGACCGAAATCACCATCGGCAAGGGTTAAAAGAGCTGCATTGTATTGACCAATAAGAGTTGTGAAAGCTATCATGTCTTACTCCTAAATAAAGATTAACTTTCTTTAGGCTCAGCCTCTTTCTGCTTTTCCTCCTTAGCCCTTAACTTTTTTTCCAAATCAACATCGTGTTTTCTGCTCCATAGTGTCAACTTTGGAAGGAAGTTACTTAACTTTTTATAAACTTGCTGATACTCACCACGAATAACAGCAAGTTCATCGTTAAGTTTTTGGATCTCTTCATCAGGAGTAAAAGTCTCGTTAGGTCGAGCCCTAACATAAAACTTGAACTCCTTATCGTCAAAAATAAGTATAGGCATTAGTTAAACCTTTCCTAAAAATCTATTGTTTAACGATACTCAGCGATGCAAATGCACGTCCTGACTGGTTTTGTACGTTCATCCTAGCCTGTACAGCTATGTAAGCTCCAGCTACGAAAGGCACGTTAATTGCTTTTTTTAACCCATGAGAAAGAGATGGTTTTTGTGAATTCAAATTATGCTCTTCGTGGTATGTTGAGCTTGCACCATCATAAACATCAATTCTAAAATCCCCGCTCATGCCGACTAAAGACGTAAGCATTCCTAAAATATAGAGCGTACCGTCAACGGCAAGCAGGGTATGCTTGAAAAGCTCTTTCCAACTTTCATCAGGAACATCCACCCAACCATTCGAAGCAGCTGCAATTTTCGTCGTGCTATCGATAGGAGAGAACGAAACATCCAGGGCTCCACCTTCGGGGCAATTCTTAACGATTTGTGCAGGAAGATCTTTGATGTTACCCATTTTTCTTACCTATACAAATGATGTTTAGTGTTCCTGCAGTATTTGAGCCTTTTTTGTAAAGCACCCTCATATAACGATACCCGATAACCCCCAGGTTTGGGATGTGGCATTTTGCATTATCATAAGCATCAGAACCATCCTCATCCATAACGTGGTAACCGCAAGAAAGCTTAGAGAAAAACTGGTCTGGATAATTGCTCCCGTAAAAATGAAGCTCACCATCAAACTCATCGTTGCCTTCCCAATGAGATTGTATAGAACCTATCGCCATTTCTCTAAAGTCAATAGTCTTGGATACAAGATCCTGGCTCATGTCACCATCAACAAGCACCTGGGCTCTATGAGTATTTCTTGCTCTAACAATATCTGTCATTTTTTGACTTTCCCCCCTGGGGTATAACCACATTTTTCGATTTCTTTTTCTTTACCATATGCTTGCGTACCGTAGGAAGCTTCTTTTTTGACACAACCATTTTTATCTGCTACGTGATGAGTAGAAACACATCTGCAGTTTGTTATACAGATAAACCAAATTGAAATTGTTATACAGATATATCGTTTCAATTTACAGTCCCTTCTACTAAATCAACTTCTTCAATTATCAAGTGGGTTTCATTTAGAGTATTATCCCCGTTAAGATCACAGTTTGTATTTTCATCCCATGAAACAGTAAATGCTGAGCTTTGCATCGTTCGCACTGTAGAAAAACTATCTTGGTAAGTTACGTTTGACCCAGAAGAATGAAAAACAGTTCCTATGATTGTTCCACCATCGAGAAGTCTCAATGTCGCTGCTTGAGGAGCGCCTGCTCCAATAACAATTTTATAATTCATTGTGAAGCGATACTCTTTGCCTGGTGTAAGAGTAGTAGCAAAATCAGCAATTGAAGCAGTATCAGAAGCTACATCAGCTGTTAATTTTTTTACTTCAAAATATTCTGTAACTGCTTGCCCTATACTTAAAGGATTACTCGATTTAAATACTCGGTAGCGATCCCCTGATGTTTGAGGATAGTTAGATCCTGTGCCAGCATATGAACCATTGGTTAGTCTACCAGCTCTTCCAAATCTAACGTCAAGATCAGTAGTGCTGCCTGTAACTGGTTTATATCCGATACCATACGATTCAATACTTTGATTTGTATGCATTGCATATGCATCAGATACTTCTACAAGTTCCCAAATTGTTTCTCCGTTTCTTAGAATTTCTATTCCTTTTACGTCGGTAGATTGGATAGTTGTTAAAAAGCGAACTCTTTTTGACAAATCAGCTGATCCAGCAGTTGTTGCCGTAATGTTTGGCATTAAGCAACCATTGGGACTATTTGAAAAATTAGCAGTATCGTCTGCATCTGTCGTTGTTGTGTTGCAAGAATATTCGACGCGACTATTTGTTAAACCCACAGCCGATCCTGACCAGGCTGCAACTTCAAAAGAAATAGTACCAGGTGATTCAATAACATCAAACTCTGAGCCAGTAATTCCTATGTCATTGCCATTCATTAATGCAGTACTTTGGTGTTTTATTAGTCCTATTTTATTACCCGTTTGATATACCGCATCTATTGCAACATAGCCTACAGTTCGTTTCCATACTTTGATAATACCAGCACTATCACCGGAACTAAGCGTTGAAGGAGATATACCATCAGGAAGAGTAAACCTCCAAGGGCTTGCGTCTGTACCTGTAGCAGTAACATTGTAAATAAAATGTATGAATATTTTACTACCAACACGTTGATAATAAAAATCTGCTTGATCTGGAGCATGCGTTGAATCATTCTCAAATATTGGCGTCCAGGAAATAAATTCACTTACTGGTGGGCCTTGCGCTGTATTCATTGGACCAACAGAAACATTATCCACATAAGCTGTATAGGCAGATGCATTTGAGGTTTGTACTTGCCAGATTATCCTATAATCTCCAGCTTCCTCATGATTTGCATAAATCTGAATAGGAGTAGCAACTGTTTGGTGTGCTGGTAAGTTTACATAACTAACAGGAATAAGCTTAGCTGTTGCCGTTACCCGGTATAAGTACATTCCCATATCACCGGAAACATAATTAGCTGAAGTCATCCAATCAAAAGACCACTCAAGACGTTTAGAAAAGTCTGCTCTATCAACGGTATAATCAACAGCGAATCCTTCCCCCAATCTTGAGGCAGCGTCCTTTGTAATTTCTAAAGAAGCTGTCCCTCTTAATATTTCTCCTCCTGTTGTTGTTCTAGCTACTGCTAATGTAGGGCTTCCACCTGTTCCCGTAATTGCGCGTGACTGAGTTTGTGTTACACCTGTATCATCAGTTCCTACAAAGGTTAATGCTGATCCACCTTTCGTAGTAGAAAGCTTAAAATGATCTGCATCAGTCACAGCCTGCACGTAATAATCTGTGCTATTGGCTGGAGTTGTTGTATTTGATAGCCCTGTGAAACTTACTAAATCATCTACTTGTAAACCATGAGCTGTTAAATCAATCTCATTGTCGCTAACATCAGTGGCTACGGTTTTTGTTTCCTTAAACTCATCATAATCATCTGCATTTGATTCTATATCTGAGTTTGCGATGTAGTTAATAGCCCCTGCTCCTGCACCAGAACCAAGCTCAAGCTCTACCCCGTTCTCATCTAACCGATAGGGTTTATTGTCGGTTGATTTAAAATAAATCTTATGCTTACCAGCTGCTGGATTTGCTGGTGTTGCAATCTCGGCAAAGATTGCAGAAGCATCATGAACAGGATCTGTTAGATCTATATCATCAATATCCCCACCAGTAATAGAAACAGCTGCAGAAGATTGCACTGACATATCTTTTAAACCAGAATGCACTTCTACAGAAAAATCATGTGGTCCACCACTTCCAGGGGTAGTTACATCTATTTTATTCTTAGCATCCCCACCGTTAGCGGCAATTATCCACCCCGCTCCAGCTGGATCTGCAATCCTGGTCTTAGCTGCCCCAACATCATCCCAAAGGATTACATTCAGATCTGCGAAGGGAATGTTAAAATTGTGAGTATGAGTAGATAGAGTTGAGTCTGCAATACTTGTAAACTCTTCATAGCGTGAGCTTATAATATCCCCAATAGTTGTCCATGCATTGCGAACTTTCGTATGCAATCCCGCTCCACCATCATGCCCTAAATCGGGATGAGCTAGGGGAACTCTACCAACATCTGTGTCAAGCGTATGGCCAAAAACAAAAGTTAAAAGTGTAGCTAATATAACAAACCTAAAAACTCTCATGACTAAACTCCTCTACTATGTTCATAAATTTTAAATTTTGCTTCGTCTTCGTTAATTGGTCTTTTAGTTATTTCACCATTAACAAAAACCGTTATTCGCTCTGATCTTGAAAGAAGGCTTAAACCAATGATTCTCGGAGCTAACTTAACTTCCCCTTGAAATCCCAAAACACCAGGAATATTGACTGCTCCTTCCCATTTCATCGTTGCATAATCTTCACCAGGACAGAACCAAAATGTTTTTACGATGTAGTCTCTGTGAAATTCACCTTGTATCGATGCAGACTTCAAACCTCTTTTATCTACTGCCCATGCAGAATCTTTTTCACTGCCACTTGTACCATTCCAGATACCAATCCTGGGGGCTTTGTCGATAAAATCAAATCTCCATCTCAAACGCCAAAGAGGCATTATCATTTTTTTAGCAGGTGAATTTTCTTTTCTCACAATTAAATTCACAAAAACCTCAAGCAGTAAAGGAGTAAGCTACTACCCAATCCCACTGTATAATACCACCATTCGTTGCGGCTTGTTCGAGGTATAACCTCAAACCTACGTGCATTGCTTCACCAAGGTTTGCATCAGCTGCTTTGCCGATTTGGCCCGTAACAGGAGCAATAGCATCAGTCTCACCACCTGAATCATAAACCATAGCGTCAACATGCGCGTCAAAAGCACTGGCTAAGTCAATCCCGTCTGTTCCACTATTGCCATAAATATCAACCTGTCCTCTTGACGGTAAGAAAGCACTTGCACCAAGCCCAGCGATACCAAGACCATTATGCTCAATACGAAAACCAGAAGCTGTACCGTTAGAGTTGTTGGCAGTGTCTTCAGTATCAGCAGTTCCTTTTGTGATTAATGTTGCATAGTCATTAGCTGCACTGTCTGCACCACCATAAGCACCTGCAGAATACTCTGCAATATGTGTCTTAACATCAGTGATTTGGTCTACAGCAGCATCATGCCGAACATAAATATCCTGATGCCCTGTATTCGCAACTTGGTTTATGATGGGAACATATTTTCCATTGACTACTTGCCCAATGTCAACACCAACACCTGCTCCTGCCAGTACATCGGAGACTTGCGCTCCTAAAAATGTTTTCGATATCACTAAATTGACAGTCATTTGAAAGCCTCCTTAAGTTTCTTTCGTTATCGTAGCATTATAACCACCAGTTATGCCAGCATACCCAGGCGCATAGCCGGGGAAAGGAACCATCTGGAAGCTCCAAAGCTTCGAAGGTATCGCTAAACCATCTGGATCATAACCAATTTCTCTTATCATACAAGGTACACCAGTACCGTTTCCAAATTCAACACTCCCTATTTTCACCTGCAAATCTACAAAATCTCCAATGTCTTTTAGAAACGCTCTGGATGACAGAGTTTGTGGGATCATCTCAGAGTAAGCACTTGCAAGACGAATCATTTCCTTAAGATTGTAAACTACATCATCTTCATCATAGAGATTCGGGAAAGTTATAAGTTTAGAAATCTCTTTTCCTGCCTGCGTTATCGCTGCAGAATTTTTGTAGATCGCAGTTGAGAAAAGACTTTCCCGCTTTGAAGGATCATAAGAAAAATCAGCTTTTGCCCTATTCCAATTGTTGCGCTCATCGATTTGTGGGTTAAACCCCCTGCGCTCGAGATCCCAGTTTTTTATTGCGAAGGTGGGGGAAGCTACAAAATCCTCAAAGTGAAGGGCAAGGAGCTTGAAGTTGCTGTCTCGGTCTACAAAAGCCTCTAAGCGTACCTGCTCAAGCATTGACAGGGCATAGGCAAGGGCTTTTTGGTCGTCTCCGATCCATACACGGGATTTGAAAGCAGCAATGTTGCTTTGTGCAGGAGTTGCCTTATCCCGGTAAGTTGCCCAGTTAGCGTCAAAATCCCCGTCTACAAGCCCACCAAAGCGTTTGAGAATATCTTTAGCCTGGGAAACAATGTTATCATCATAAGCCCCAAGATCCACTCCCTTAACCTTCAAATAAAACTCATCCCCTGGTGCATAGATCCAAGGAGATCCCTCAACAGTTAGATTTTGCTGCTCAATATCGAACTCAGTGTTATCCGTAGCGGGAACAATCGTAATATCTGCAGCATCAAACGTGTAGTAAGTATCCCCGCGGTAAAGAGTTACGCTGGTATCGTCAAAAACACTGATAGGAGTTGAGGCAAGCACCAGCCTCAAGTCAGTTGTACCGGCCAAAACTCCTGCGTTTGCTCCGTTAACAGGAAGAGCAGGTACACTTGGAGCTTCTTCTCTTAAGTCTGTTGTCCAGTCACCATAAATAACAGGAACACCCCGACCAACAAAACTATCCTCCAGATCTGTATAGGAATCCGGAACAAGTACTTCTTGTGGTAAGGAAGCATTAACAGAATCAAACTTATTACGGCATATGAGCGTAAAAGTAATAGCGTCTCTTCTGAAACCACCAACATCAGTTACAAATCCTTCAAAAATTGTTGTGTATGTTGCTGCCTGCTCGAAAAGACCAACCTTTACCACAACTTTTCTTCCTATCCATCCATCATAAGAAGCTCCCCCAGGAAGATAAGGGGAGTAAGTCTTGTCCGTATTGTTCAAAATTAAATCGAGACTGGAAAACTCAAGCTCACCACTAAGCCAATCGCCAACAGTCCTTGAGATAATCGGAAATTTTACTCTAGGAGCATAGAAAGAAGAACCAACATACTTAGCTCTATCTGAAACTTTTATAATTGAGCTATCGGGTGCAGTAATCTCAGCGATCATCTCAAGCTGTTGCGTAAGATTATCTTGGCTGTTATCCAAAACATCCTGTGTTAAGGAAGCAGCTGTAAGGTATGGTCTTCTGTCCCTGCTACTCATTATAAACTTTCATCCCAGTCTAAAGCCAAATCAACATGCCAATCATTATCCTCAAGAGCATTATGATTCTCTTCTGGAAGTTGGTTAAGCTTAGCAAACACTGCTAGGGAGCTTGGTCTAGTTGGCCGCGGTATGACCAAACACTTAAGATCTGTTTTTGCAAAAGAAAAGTAGTTTTGTAACAACCTATAATTCCCACCGTCAAAACTAAGCTGAGCAAAAGAAAGCCCTAAAAATTTTCTCATTGCCCTATCATTAGATACGTTTGTGAAGCCTTCAGTTTCCATTGAATCCTTAAAATGACGCTTACCGAATGTTACAGGAAGCTGAAAGCATTCATTAAGTGAAAAGATCTGTGAAGATCCAAAGACAATAGTTCCAACGGACAAAAATCCATCTGCGTTACTGACATCTTGAATAATGAAACGCCAATAACGATACCCGGAAGTTGGTAGACTTGGTGCAATGTAATACATATTCTCAAGCTCAGTAGTCATAACAGTACTAAACTCAATTGAACCGTAAGTAGGATCTGAAGTTCCTTGCAGCTCTACTCTTGCACCAATAGAAAAGTTGTGGTTTAGGATTGCAGTAGTATCATTGAAAGCTGTCAGTCCTGCCCCTACGTCGCAGCGAAGCTCTACAAGTGCAATAACTCCGTCTGATTGCCACCTTTGCTCTAAAATATCTGTGTTCAGATTATTAGGTGAGAAGTCTCCTGATTTTGTACTTGTCGAAGTCCAGTTTGTACCATCCCCGCGAGAAGGAAACTCACACATAATCCTTAGCTGCTCTGTATTATAAATTACAAAGGTACCTTGGAAACCAGTAGCAACTGCTCGCAGCATCTCAGCCTGCATACCTACAGGGGTATCTGTAAGTACTTTCATCTCGGCTTGCATACCTAAATGATAGTCATCACCACCATCTTCAATTTTCATATCGGCTTGCATACCCAAATGATAATCATCACTTGGGCCAACAATAAGCATCTCAGCCTGAAAGCCCTGTGTTGCGTACATGCATTCAGTTAGATAAGATTCTTCCAGATATTCTCTTTCTAAATATCCTTCTCCACAAATATAATGTGCAAGCTTTCCAAATTTAGCCTGCATTCCAAGTATGCCACTACTAGGAGTAACGATAAGAATATCAGATTGAAAGCCAGTGGCTTCCTGCTTGTCAACAATCTTCATCTCAGCCTGGAAACCACCACCATTTTGCTTAAGACCAGACAAGTAAGGTTGGTCTAAATAATCCTGCTCAAGATAACCTTTTTCTGTTGTCGTCATTAGGCTCTTACTCCAGCTGCAGCAAGGACAAAACCGCCTTCCTGTGATTTACGTCTAAGATGTTTTTCCAATGCCGGTACAACTTCCCTTCTAATTTGCGCTGCGCTAAGATCAGTTTTTGCATTTATAACTACGGAAATATTTGTAGAAGCCTGTACAGGAGTAACCGCTCCTTTTGATTGGTTAATAAAGCTCAGTAACCCCAGGTTTGCTCTTGTGGCTTCTCGGTTAACAATAAATTCCCCTGGTGTTAGCATTGCGGGGATAGTATCAGTTCCGATTGCTTTTGAACCACGCTGAGCATAGGTAATACCCTTAACGATTTCTCCCATTTCATAAGCAAGCCCACCTTCTGCAAACCTTGGCGTACTAATTCCTACAGATTCAGCTGCACTTCCTACAGAAGAAACTGCTTTACCAGCATCAGAGCGTTTCCACCTATCAGAAATCTCTGAGCCAGCTGCAGCTATTCTTTTTTGCGCTCCAGTAGCAAGACCACCCATTGCAAACGACGGCCAATCCCAATCAAGCAAAGCATCAACAATATTTTCGAATTTTGACAACCATTCTGGTACAGGGATTTCTATTTTGAAAAGATCAAGCAATGCTGCTACTGGTTCCCATGCTTTTCTAATAAGCTTAGGAATAACAGATAAAATATTATCCCAAATCCAAATCCAAGGCTTAGTAATAAGATCCCAGATTGGATTGATGATCTTCTCCGCTACCCAGTTCCATGCTGCTTTTAAGTTATTGATAAACTTCTGCCACAACATTCTAAAAGCTTCCCACCAGCCAGCAACTTTTATCCCAGCAATTTCAATTGAGCTTAAGATAGCATTACGAATATCATCACCAATCGTAGCTCCTCTTGCTCTTAACGCTAATTCCTGTACTTGGAAAAGCTCACTAGTTGAGCGAGCTATGCTTTCTCCTACAGCTGAAACACCTTCATCCACAACTTCACTAAATTTATCTGAGAAGCCTTTCATTGAAACACCACTAAAAAATGCTTCCCCAACTGCTTTTATTGCTTTCTTAAGCCCCTCAATAATCCCTACGACAAGTTGCCAAGCAATGACCGGGAGATATTTTATAAGTGCCATAACTATGCGCTCTAATCCCCCACGTACCAAAAACACGTCTATGAAAGCTACTGCAAGATCTCCTGCAGCTGCTACAAGTCCCTCAGTTAACACTCTGGTGATGGGTACTAATTCCCTCATAATGATCTCAAAAACCGCTGGGATAATTTCCATGATGGCTCTACCTACCCTTGGTAGAGCTTCTTCCAGGAGCATAGTTATGATGGCTGGAAGTCTTTGCAAAATTACTTCCAAAAATTCCGGTACTCGCTCAATTAATGCGACCATCGCAAATGAAATTGCTTCGATAAATTCCGGCATTTTTTCAAGCAATGCATCTGCTATGGCTGGAAGTTGAGAAGCAATGGAAGAAACCAGCTTTGGTAGATTTTTGCTAAGAATATCAACAAGTTGCGGTATAGCAGCCAGCAAAGCTTCTGTGAGTTTTGGGAAAGATCTTACAAATTGTTCGATCACAATTGGAATTGCTCTAAGAATATTCTCCAGGATCGAAGGTAATTTTTTGAAAATCCGCTCTACTGCCCTTGGGAAAGTATCTATGAATTTTTCAAGAGCAACATCGAGATTAGAAAAAGCTTTCAGCAGCATAGTGGGAACATCGCCAATGAATGAGAATACTTTTGTAATCTCATTTATATATTTACCACCAAAAAGATTCTCCAGAAAATCAACTCCTGCTCTAATTCCTTTTGCAACACCAGAGGCAATCATAACAACAGCGCTAGATGCAGCATCCCAACCTGCTTTGATTGCTTCTTTAGCAAGTGTGGAGCCTTTTTTGAAAGCATCCCAGATTTTTTCTCCTGGCTCATCTGAAGTCATAATTTTTTGTAGGCTGTCAATTTGTCCAAAGGCAGCTAAAAACGCCTCCCCGGCTGCTTCTAATGGTGTTTGTCCAGCTTTTTCTTTTGCTCGCTTAAGCTCCTCTGCATTTACCTTTTCAAGTTCTTTTCTAAGCCTTTGCACCTGCTCAACTTCTTTTGATCTTCTTCCAAATATTCGTTGAAAATTTCTTACTTGCTCATCAATAGCTTTTAACCTAGCAGTGTTCTCCATCCTTATAGCTTCTACAAATTTCTCTTCATTCTTAAGCCTATCAATTACAAGTCTTCTTTCCTGATCTGCCCAGTTATTAACAGTATCAATACGAAGTTTTCCAAGCTCAATAAAAGCTCTAGCAGCATCTCTTTTTGTTTTTATAAACTGTTCCCTAAGTTCTTCGTTTGACCTATCTTTTGCAAATTGATCTGTAACTTTTGCATGAGCTAAAGATAGTTCACTCATAGCAATTTCAGCACGTTTAAATTCATCTGCAAATATCTCAAGCCTAAGCTTCTTAGGATCAAAAGCAGCTCTTCCTAGCTCTGCTAAAGTTCTTAGAGAGGTATCAAATTTAATAACACTGTCTTTAGCTTCATCAATTTTTCTCCGCATATTTTTTGCAGCTAATCTCATCTCTAATGAAAAAGCCCCACCAATATCAAGCTTAGTAAGATTGGCTGTAAGTCTTAAATCATTAAAAGCCTGTTCAAGCATCACAACTTGTTCTCTAAGCCCCTCGGCTTCATCATCATCCCCAGTGAATTCATTCCAAGCAATTCGTAATTGCTTAATTGCAATAACAGCTTTTACCGTTGCCCCAATGTATCCAAGAATTGCAAATTTTATGATATCTACCATAAGCTTCCAAAATTTATGGCCAGCTTTTACAGCAAGTTCCCAGAGTTTTCCAAAGATATCGATTTCTTTTGTTGCTTTTTTTGTATGCTCTATATTCTCTGCAAAAGCCTTATTAAGAAATTCTGTTTCCTCCACCACTCCTGCAATCGCTTCTTTAGCTGCAAGAAAAGTAACAGTTATTGCAGTAACGGCTAGGACAACAGGATGAAGTAAAAAAGCAATAACAGCTTTAGACATAAGCCCAACAGCAATAGTTACTTTACCTATCACTGCTGTAAGAGTACCAAAGACAGCTGTGATAGTTAGTGCAGACCTCAATTTAGTAAGAGCAACTACTAAAGATCCTCTAATAATATTAGACAAATTCAAAAGAGCAGCTGACATACTGTTAGTAGCTATCACATTTGTTGTAGCTGCCCCTGTAGAAGTATTTATTGCAGCTGCAGTTATGACAAAAGCTCTTTGTACAAAGCCCTGTATAATCCCATTTTTTACAAGAGCAGCATTTAGAAGTAAGTAGACAGTTGTAAGAGTTGAGATAATAACAGCGTACTTTATAACAACACCAACAATCTTGAGAGATACACCGAGAAAATCCTGTAAATTTCCAACTATTGATATTATTGGTTCTGGGAATTTTAGAAATACGTTAACAAGTCTTGTCTGTAAAGAAATTAAAATCCTAGTAAGCTCCCCTTGTTTACCAAGTCTTTCCTGAAGCTGTACAAGTCTTTTATCATAAATCTCAGTAGCTCCTGCAATACTTTGTGCTTCAGCAACAGCTGCTCCAGTTACTTTATTAGCTCTGTCAAAAATAATACTGAGCCTAGCAAGCACTTTTCCTTCTTCAGAAAGCGCATCTGTAGTTGTCTCAAGCTCTTGCACAAATTTGCTATGTTCTAAAGCTGTTTCTCTTGTATTAATACCAAGAGCAAGAACAGACTGTGATTGCCCAGCCAATGCACTTATAATTCTTTGCGTTACGTCGTCATGTTTTTTCCCAGTATCAGCAGCAATATCTGAAACAGCTTGAAATAATTTTATATTTTGCTCAAGTGTCAAGCCTATTGCAATTCCTTCAGAAATCATAAGCTTTGCAGATTTAGTGAGTTCTTTTCTTGTCGCTTTAGTAGTATCATTAAGCTTTTCAATTTCTTCTGTCCAAAGCTCAACAGATCCTACAGCACCTACTCCAAGCTCCCTTGAAAAACCTTGAATGGTAAAAGTAAGACTTCTAATACTTTCTTCCATTATTATAGATTTCTTTTGAAAGGAAGCCATAGCCCCTACAAGTTTATCTCCTATAGCTATAAATAAATCTCCAACAATACGTAGTGCAAAAAGCATAGCAGTTGCAAAACTTCCCAAGATAATCGCAGCAATACTTGCAAGAGTTCCAGCAAATCTAATAAATTGATTATCAGTATTTTTCATCAATGCTCCAAGACCTAAAAGCACTGGTGAAAGTAAAAGACCAGCTTCTGTAGCTTTAAGCAAAGATGGTCTGAATTTATTAGCCATAAGAAAACCAGTTTTTGCTACTGTTCCTCCAAATCCAGTAAACACTTTAGCTGTCTGAAATACTGAATCTCTTGTACGGTCAAATCCACGTATAAGAGTTGAAAGACCAAGACCTACAAAAGTAACAGCAAGACCTTTAACAGTACCTTCCATTACATCCAAAGCTGTTTGAGCAATCTCTGCCCTATCCGCAAGTTGCTGAAAATCAGTACCTCTTTCCCGTATTACCTCCATTCTATCTGCAAACGAATCGAGGTTTTTAGACATGCCTCTAAGTCTTTGCGAAAATTCTTTTTGTCCTTTTAGTCTCATAATAATGGATAAAATAGAAAGCAGCTGTGAGAAACGCCTAAGCTTTTCAGGATCAGTAAGAACATCAATAATATTTATGAGATTACTAAAGAACTGAGTTGTCTGAGAAACTACATTTCCTATTGTTGCAAAAGTACTTGATAGTTGTTGGACAGCAGATGTTTGCTTAGTTATTGCTTCTGTAAATTTTCCACTAGTTTTTGAAGCATGCATATAGCTTGCCGAAATTGTCTGAACCTGTTGATTAGTGACCTCAAGAGAAGCACTTAAAGATTGAGAGGTTTTATCAAGCTGAGCTTTAGCCCTTTGGTAATTTTTTAAAGTACCGAGGGTTTTGGCTACCGTAACTTCCATTTTCTTGAAATCAGCATCAGTTTCATTCTCAACACTAATGGGAATTCTGAATTCATCTGTTGTTTTGATCGCCACTATTTAGCCTTTCCACCGAACATTCTTCCAACAGCTTCCAAAACCTTCGGTGTGTACTCCATTACATCTTGCCAAATCGCTAAGTACTTCCTGTACTTCCATCTCTCAACAAACAAAGGAAAAGCTTCTACAAAAAGTTCATTTTGATCTAAGAAGCTTCCTGTCTCTGGCATAATGCCAGTCTCAAGAGCTATCCTGCACTGCTCAAAAGTTTCCGCAATGTTTGGATACCACTGAGCTTTACCTGGGCAGAAATAAAATTCCATCCCCATACCGTCAACTCTTCTTGGTTTCTTAACATTACGAAAACCTTTCTGCTCACAATTTCTAAGTTTCTTTTGCTCCTTCGGGCAAATACTACAGGAGCAAAGTTTTTTGTTTCCCGCACTGGCAAAATAAAGATCTACCAATGCGCCTATCAGTTTTTTGATTCAGCCTTTGTCTCATCTTCTTCTGATAATGTCATATAGTGGTTAAAAATTTCTGCCACTAACCCCAGGTTTGGCCTGTCCAGAATACTCATCGTGTAGTCATCCACATAGCCTTTAGGATCTTTTTTAAGCACGATACCATCTTTGGTACCTGGTGGGTTTTGAATCTCCTTCAGGATCATTCTCACAATCGTATAGGACCAATACCCATAGGATACCTGCACGTTTTTCTCATCATCAATCCCCTTCACCATTGAATCTTTTCCGGTTGCTCTTTCTCTACCGGAAAGCTCAAAGTTGCAAAGGAAAATTGTGGGGGCTTGATCTGGTTTAAGCTTTATCAAAGCTTCATTTTTGGTTGGATCTTCGCAATAAGTTTTCCAATCTTCTTCAGAGGTTTGATCCCAGTCAATTGAGGGATCTTTCTTAGAGATGATTCTTACTGCATTTAGTCTCTTGGTCTGTGTTACTGATAGTGCCATTGCTCACGCCTTTCTATGAAGTAAATTAAGTATTAGTACTTAATTATATTTAGCAGAAAATCCACCTGGGCGCTAGAGCCCAGGCAGATTTTATAAGTAGAAAGGAGTACACAAAAACTAACTTACAGAAAACGCAATTTTATAGGATCTTTTGCACCTGAATCAGACTGATAAAGAGTTCCTTCCAGCGTAGTTGGGGTAGTTCCGTTTTCTGGAACTTCCAAAGCTGGAACACTCGGAATCCACTTAGGAGCGGTTACTTTTAGATAACGTCCTGAAGTATCCCCTACAACAATCTCTGGTGCAAATCCTGCGAACTCTCTTGCCTGCACAACATCTGCAAAGTTTTCATTACTTAGATCAAAAGTAACAGCAAGATTTAGTGTTAAGCGATTGCCTGCAACAAAACCTCTGTTAGCATCTGCACCAAAGCAGTTGTCTTTGTCTATATGGTCGTTCGTAGCTGAAAGAACGATGTTTGTTGTGCAAATCTCCTGACCAGTAGAGTTAAGCTTGATGCTCCCCTCAAGATCAGTGTAGATATTATCTCTACCTGTCTGTTGTACTGCCCCTGGATTCCAAGGAACTAAGTAACCATCATCTTCAGCATCCACTGCAGCACTTAAAACCACCTTTTCTAAAGCATGATCTAAACTTGCTACGTAAAGACTTCCATCTGCACCAGCAAGAATTGTTCTACCGTCTAAACCGACAAGCATAACTCTCGAGTTAGCAGTATACCTTTCAGATTCATCAACATTCAGGATAACATCAGCAGAAGCAATAACATCACCATCTAATTGAGCAAGCCCAGCAATAGAAGCTTTCTCAGCTTTTCCAGTAAACTTGAAAGTTCCTGGGTTATCACCTGGAAGAGTCATTGTCATATCTTTGGCATAAGCACCTGTGAAGTACTCACCAAAGATAGTCGATACTCGGACCATTGAGAAATAAAAGTTAGGAAGTCCTTGCTCATAATCAATTGAAGTTGCCGCAACAACAGTCTCAAGACCAAAGACGTTCTCCAGGAGCAGCCTGATAGCTGTATCCAAGGAATCCCCTGCATTGCCGCTCATATTGATCATTGTGTCAATATCAAACTCTGCAACCTTCTTTTTTCGTATAATCCCAGTGTGGAAACGTCCGTTTCTATGGGCATTGGATTCCACTGGCTGAGAATACGTAGGACCACCTGTTGTATAGAGCAAGAAATCTTGATCATCAGTTCCAGCAGTTTCAGTACCGGCATTTGCAACACCAATTTTCAAATCGTCTGCTAAGTTGTCGCCTGCAGAGTCAGTGATAACAACAGCAGAAGAAAGTCCAGTGAATTGACTGTAAATCTCGTAATGATCATCACCACCATCGAAATCTACCCATACCCTTGCATCTTGGCTATCTGCAGCAAGAGCAGCATTAATAGCTACTTCAAGAGCAGCTGCAATCAAAGCCCCAGTACTAAGACCAACAAGAGAAGCGATATTCGCAGTCACAACACTTCCACCATCAACAGCAACATCTACATTATCATCAGTTCCACCTGAGATATCTGTTGAAGCAGCTGTATCTCCTTCTGAAAGTCCCTGTGTTCCGATCCTGGGAGCGTTAAAAGTCCTGGGGGTAGTTTCTTTTCTTAGAAAGATACTCCCATCTAAACCAATGTTGTATCCTTCTTTATCACCAGCATAGATTGCTGCATAATCTGTTTTAGAACGATATTTCATAACGGTACTCCTTTACCATATGTTTACATCACTGCTTAAATTGCGTTACCTATATGCTCGCGTCATTGCCTAAATTGCGTTACTGAGTAACCTGTTGATGCTGCTTGAGCAACAACACGTAAAAGCCTTAAGATTTTACCAGAGCAAAAATTACACATAAAGCATTGCCCTGCACCAATTCTTACCCCATCAGTTAAAGGATCTACTGCTTCACCAATAGCAAAGTAAGTAGCCGTTGCTTCTTTATCCACACAAATGCTAAACCCATGCAAATCAGCCTTAACATCAGCTGAAGCAATCGCAAGCTGCGCAGCTACTCCAACAGTTGAATGCTCTACCTCAATCTGATTCATCATCGTATTAGAATTGAATACAACATCAGAGAATGAAGTAAAAGAAAACAGTAAAAGAAGTAAGCTTAGATATTTAATCATTACTTTCTCCATTGTACAATTCCATAAGCGTTTGCATCAGCCTGCCCAGAAACATACATATTTGAGAGAATACTCCTTGAGCATTCTTCGCAAGAATAGCAAATCCCTTTCCCAATCCTTATGCCAGTATCCTGAACTGTAGCCGACCAACCTATCAGTAAGTAAGTTGACGTATTCACAGCATCATTGCAAACCTGGAATCCTCTTATATTCGCAATGATATCAGAAGCACCAATTGCAGCTTCTGCGCTCACCCCGTCTGTAGTCTTTGAAATATCGGTGTGCGTTGTGTCAACATCGGCTATATCCGTTACAGCTCCAAAGTCAGAACTTGTAATGGTAAGTGTATCTGTAACTCTCCCAATATCCCAGGGTGTTCCGGTTACAGCATCCATTGCAGTTTCAGTTGCCGCACAAACAGGATCTCCTAAATCACCTGAAGAAATATCAACTTCTACAAGCGTTGCTCCCGCTACTGTTGGTGCGCTTGAACCATCATCAACATCGTACCAGATACCATATTTCACAGCATCCAATGCTGAATAAATCAGGAAGTATTTACCTCCTAAATTTCCTGCAACATCTGCTCTGCACTGTACACTTGAGATTTCTTTAACTTCAAGATCTGTTGAGCCTCGCACAAAACTTACCTGGGAAGCTCTATTGTTTGAATCGTTCATCGCTGCAAAAGCAGTGAAGGAAAACAGAAGAATTGAAAACAATGCTAAATATTTCATAGTCTAACTCCTTATAAGTAAATTTGGTTATCGTTTGTACTGAAAAACTGAGTAGCCGTTAGTTGCTGCCTGCCCCTCTACCTTTATCAACTTCAGAATAGATGGTTTGCAGTTTTCACAAGCCCAGCAAGCTCCTTTATCAAGCCTAATGCCATCATCTGAAACGTCTGTATCCATCCCAACAGCAAGATAAGTAGAAGTATTTACAGCATCATTACAAATCTCAAAACGATAAATATTTCCAGTAACATCAGCAGAAGGAATTGCAAGAGCGGTACTCGTACCAACAGTTGTATGGTACGGAGTTACAGATTTAATCCTGGTATTTTCACCAAACCAATCTGCACTCGCCACTGACGAGATGAAAAGAAAAACAGAAATCGTTAAAAGAAGTTTCAGAAAGTTACCCATGACTTGTCTCCTTATAAGTTATAAAGTCTTGCACGATAATGAATTGCTAAAGAAATACCATAAAACCTATTAGCCTCAATCATATTCAAATCAGGCGATATTGACAATGGGCTAATCTGATAAATGCTAGGATGAATCTCTCTAAAAGCATCATTTCTTTCTGCAACTGGTGAGTTTGCATAAATTGCTTTGAAAACATCCCTCACAAATTCCATCATAACCGTATCACTAACATCCCCATGAATAAGTTGCAGTTCAATTGTCCACATTCCATCCAAGCATTGATGCTGCATTTTAATTTTGTCTTGCGCTTCTAAAGCCAATATAGCAGGAAGCTCATAAGCTTCTAAAGAAAGACCAGTAGGAATATCATCAGCAAAAACTTTCTGCACAGTAAAAGAGTAACCATTACTTTCTTTTATTGTCTTAAGCCTATCGACAAAATTTGCAAAAATTTGAGCTTTAATACTACTCATTTGTTTAACGTATCCCCACAAGCTCTTGAGCTATGCGCTTTGCAGCGATTCCACCAAAATCCTCAAAGGCTTCTTCAATCGCTGGCCGTAAGTACGGCCGTTCCTTAATTTTCACTTCATCGCGCAAATGAAAAAGAGGAGTAAGCTTATATTTAACCTTTTTCCCTGATATTTTTACAACATGAAAAGCAAGCAAATTACCAGCTTTACTTCTGAAGATTTGGAATGCTTTGCTGTTTCTCATTTCTTTAATAAAATCTGTAGGAGTCATTCGCCTAAATTTGTCTGCAGCTCCCCCCCACATTTTTACCCAAAGATGTTGCGCTTTCACAGGTTTAATTCCATCATGCCCATATTCATGAACAGCTCCGTAAGGAATTCCTTTTGTACCTATAAAGCTTTGCGGCATACCCCCTGCTTCTGTGAAGCCACTGTAGATAGAATTAAGCAGCCTTCCAGAAAGCTTTCTGTTGCGCCTTCCAGTAAACTGTCTTGTTGCATTCCGTTTTGCAAGTCTTTCTGCATCAATAGTAGCCTGCAGAAGAGCTAAAGAATAACCGCGAGTAAAAGCATTATTCATACCTTTAATATAGTCAACCATTTCAAATATGCTTCTTACTCTAGCCACTTCTAAAGATTCCTTTGTGCATTATCCGTTGGAAACTCGAAAGACTTGTAAGGCTTAAGCATTGCCACAATTTCCTTTGGTAGCCCTGTTAAACCATCCCAAGCGTTCAAATCGCCACTGTAAGCTTCTGATTCATCCTTCTTGGATCTTGAAGCCATACCTATGCTTTTACGTCCCTTACGCCTAAATTGAGCTTCCACTGCCTGAATAAATGCAAGCTTAACATCATCAGGAACACCATCGTACCCGTAAGTGTAATCAAGACCAACACTCCCACGGTAAAACGGAGTATGAAGCCAACGAAAAGTAATAGAATCTGGAGCTACAATATATTCCGTAGGATCTACAACAGTTCCACCTGTTCCATCTGTTCCAATTCCAAACCGAATTTCTTGAACACTAGCAGTAGGAAAAAACTTAGGTACAAGAATATCTGCCCTTATCCCATCTTTTACTTCGTTAGTTATAGGAGTCAATTCGAAAGGGGTATCTACATAATTGTAGATTGCTTTTGTTGTAGAATTCATAATGAGAGTTAAGTTATCATCATGATCGGTATTAGAAAGAGGAATACCAATCCAAGTTTTAACTTCATCTAATGTAGCTATTACAACCATCTCAAAAGCTCCTTAACCCCAGGTTTATTTTGTTTTGACTTCGGAGCTACCTTCCATTGAGCGATTCTCGGCTACATCCTTAACTTTTTCTGGCTCTTTTGGTGCAGGCTTAGGAGCTTCTTTTTTCTTTGCACCAACAAGCTCATAGTGACCATTAGCAAGCTTCTTTTCTCTTTCGAACACTTCTCCCTTATCCATAAACATGATGTAGGTTTGAAGGATTCTAGGAGCTACTTCTGCATCCACAATAACACTTCCACCAGCTTCAACATAAACTCCACCACATTCCAATATACAAAGCGCTTCTTTTCTATTCACTACTTTTAACTCAACACACTTCATTACTTTCTCCTTTAGAGAAAAAAACCCCTACCCCTATATTGGGGAAGGGGCTTCAAGAAATATAGAGAACAAAAACAGAAACAAGAACTAAAAGGCTACTAACCTTGAGTTTCGACGTTTCTTGCCATCACAACACTGCGCTCTGTTTCGCTTTGAGGAGTTCCTGCCCATGCATGACGTGCCTTGGAACTCATAAGCATTTGATCGCTCGAAGGAAGCGAAGGAGCTGCCCATACTCTCGTTGCTTGGCGCGTCCAGTTCATGAAACGAGACTTTTGCACAAGAAGCATAGTCGTCTTTGTTTGATCAGCGATGGTGTAAACTCCACTTTCATGAAGATCTTCTCTCATCCATTCACTCTCAACACCATTAACACCAAACACTGGAGGAACCTGGCCAGTTACGTTTGATGCCAAACCACCAAAAGCAAATGCCGTGAAGAGTTCAGGAATTGCACCAGTTACAAGATCAGTTGAGATGGAATTTGGGAAGATCCAAGCAAGATCTGCTTTGTTGGAGTTTTGAGATTTGAGCATTCTCAGTAGAGTTGCAAACAAAGTTTTGGATGCAGTGTCTCCACCATGATTATAAACGATTGCTCCACCACCAACCGTAACTTCGTTAGCAATGGCAAGTTTTCTCAAACCATTCCATGCTGTTCTAAAGTCAGTTGAGCCAAAAGCTACATCAGCATCTTGATGAGGATTGGTTACATCACCATCAATAAGCGTTCTTTCGTAACTTCTTCCAACACCTTTCAAAACTTCTTTACGAAGTTTATCAATGATGGAAGGAGCAGCATCATCCATTAAATCTTGAGTGATAACAGTATGTACCACATTGTTTTTGGCTTCAACAATATAGTTTGCATCTGTGTTGAATTGAGGAGTAAATGTTGCATTATCAGCTTCTAACTGACCCATCAACTTCCCTAACGCTCCCGGTACCCTTATGAAAGAAGCATCCATCGGCATTTGGTCGAACTGATCCGCGAGAAGCAAAGGAAGCTCATACTCTTCAAAAAAGAAACGCGCTTGGGCTTGAGTATCTGCCCAATCACTAAAATCCGTTACATCAAAAGCCCTAAGCATGGGCTCAAGAGTATCCTTATACAGTGGCGTTGATTTCATTTCAGCAACAGTTACGTGCTTTTTATTGCACTTGTACTGCGCCTGAATCTCAACATCACTGATTGCTTTCTTGAGAAAAAACAATCTCATACGAACATCATCGGGAAGCATACCCGTTGAAGCTTTTGAACCGAAGTTCAAAGGAATAGATTTAGTTTTGTTATCATTATCATCGATTTTTTTACCGATGAGCTGCACCATGTTCTTTGCGCCAAGCATCTTAGCCATCTCTATGTCTTTTGCATAGATAGGTTTTCCGATCTGGTCTGGAGCTTTCTTAGCAGCAAGAAGCTCATAAATTTTGCTGATAGTGTCTTCTGGTTTTGCCTTATCGTTCATTTGACTCTCCTTTTTCAAACAACAAAAAGTAAATTATGTATAGTATTTAATAAAATTAAGACTGCAATTAGTCTTCTTTTTTGCCTTCAACGAGTGAGAGAACACTTTCGGAGAGTTTTCCGAGTTGCTCAGTCATTCCTGCCAAACCATCTTCAAGAGTTTTAAGTCTCTTTTCGAAGGCTTTTTTGTCGTCATCATCGTCATCATCTTTTGGTTTCTTTCCTTTAGCCTCAAGTGTACTCAGAGTAGTTTCATGAAGCTCAAGGCTTTTCTTAAGCATCTCGTTACTTGAAGAAGAAAGAGTCACAAGATTTTTCATACTATCAATTAATTCTTGAGCTTGCTTTTCGTTCATTTCATAGGCTCCTTTATCATTATCTTTGTTAAACGATTTACCGTTGCTAGTAATCGTTACATTATCATTATTCCATAAAGATGCAAACTCATTAAGATGCTTAACGTAAGTTTGCTGAATTTTCTTCATTTCGAATGTTGAACCAGCATTAGCGGGAACTGGTATGACACTTAATTCTAACATTTCCCACTCTTCAATGATAGCAGGCTCAACCATTTCTCCTTCATCGTTAAACAGTGGTGATTTGATTTTCTTGGGAATGAATCCAATAGATACAGTTCTCAGAATCCCTTGAGCTATAAGGCTTCTAATGTCTTTTTGCATATCAGTTAGTGGAGCTTTTTCAGGATCTCCTACCCAACCATCAAAATGAACACCATCATCTTCTGGCCTAAGCTCTTCAACTCTACCTATAGAAGCCCTTGCCATATACATGTGGTCAGCTAACATAATAGGATTCTTTAAATAGTTTCTTGCATCAAGACCAACAGGCTTAACGATTTCATTCATTCTGTCCATCGTATGCTCATTAGCAATCCCCTTAAGATACATACGCTTAGTGGTGTTAAATTCGTAGTCTGTTAGGTTTTTTCCATCTACTCCTTTAACCTCAGTAATCTGCCCAAGAAAAGTAGGAACATCTTCTCTATCAGGCTCTTCACCTTTTTCTCCAGCTTTCAAAGCTTTATTAATATACTTTGTTAGTGGTGTTTCTTTAAGTTGAAGCCACTTCTGAACATCTTTGGGATTGCCTATAATCTTAATCATCACTAACTCCTTAATTTTATTCTGTTGCTATGATTGCTTCTGCATTGCTTACAGCACCAGAAGGAATAACATTAGCCATTGAACACCTGCAGTTTATAACGTCTTCTGCACCCGCCTGAAAGTCTCTTGGATACCGCAAACGTCCACCTGTGTTTTCATTTACCCAAACATGATCAGCAGGAACCACTCCATTTTTGCCAGCATCTTCAAAAGCAGCATGACCTTCTCTTGCATCTGGATTGCTACTAACATCCCCAACATGAAACCATTGTTTATGAACTTCAGAAAAAACTGTTCCTAATGTTTCCTGATTCCATTGTAATCCTTGAGAAACAGCATGCAAAATTTCAGTCCTGGAAATTGTGAAGAATTGATCCCCATATCTTTCTACAAAATCTTTCTCCATATTCTTTGCAATTTGCTCAGTAGTCTTTCCAGCTTCCAATCCGTTTTCAATGATTCTCATTATCTGCTCTGTCTTATGCTCATCAAAACCAAGAAAATGCGTTAAGCTTCTTTCAGCAAGAAGTGTTCTTTTGTTATCTCTTGTTTTATCTCGAATGATTTCTATAGCAATTTCATCTATCTCAGCAAATTGCTTTTTAGAGACAAGCAGAGTAAAGCTCTTAGCACTGGTATTACCTAAGATAAAACCTTTCTCCTGGGTATCGATAAGAACAGGAATCCCTGACTTAGAATAAAGCTCAGCTCTTACATTTCGCTGCGCTTCAAGATGGGCTCTTATATCGTTACCACCAATCAAAGCTTTCTTTGCCTGGGATACAAGAAGCTTAACATAGGAATCAAAAACCTTCATGAAAACACTTCCCTGTTTCTTTTCAATTCGTTCTTGATTCTCGGATATGGTTGACTTAACTCGCTCGCGTTCTTTTGCCTTATCTTCAGGATCTCCATCATCAGGAACTTTATCAGGCTCAGGATCATCTGGCCCCAAATCCCCAGGTTTTCCTTCGTCGGCTGGTTCCCCAAAAGGATTAGAAAATGTTGGGCCAATTTCTATAGGGAACATGTTTCCTCTTGGATCTGTTTCCTTAAGCTTAACCCAACCTAAAACTTTCTCTCTAATCTCATTGACAGTTGCAACTTTCTCAACTGCCTGGATATCTGGCTGCTTACTCGCTAAAGATCCCTCAACTGCAGTTATCCCTGTATAGTCCGGAACTACCTGAACTTTTCCACCATAGATTACCCGTACAAGATAAGAGTTATTCCAGCCTGCAGCAATGAAATCTGCAATAGGTTGGATAGTGTTAGACCAAAGTGCCCTTTCTTCTGTCTCAGAAGTTGAGCGGTTAACATCCTGCACGATACCCACCTGAGAAGGTGGAATTCCAAGAACAGCAAGAAGAGTAAGCCTATTCTCTCTAAGCCCCTCAAGATGCTGCATTTCATTCATAGTAAGACCTGAGTTAACCCACTTAGCACCTTTAGGGAGAAATAAAGTTCTCCACCAGTTGCGCTTGCCAGTGAAAGCCTGCTCAAAAGTTTTCATGAGCCTTTCCATCCTGGTTTTCGTCATATCCTCAGTGGTTTCTATAACTCCTGCGTTAGTAGCTCCCCTCAAATAGAAAGCCATCTCAAATTCATTCTTGTGCCTATCTAAAAGAATAGGCCTACTAGCTGCAGTGTATAAACTGAGCCCATAAAAAGGATTAAAAGGATTAGGAAACTTATGATGTATAACTTGCTCGTATGGTATTTTGCTTTCATATAAGCCAAAACCATGCATAAAGTTTTGCTGTATTTGTAGACTTTCAATTGGTCCTACCTCTTGGAATTTCTTTTTATCCTCAAGAGTTTTTAGATCTCGCATATCCAAACCAACATACTCAACGGGAAGGTGATAAGGTACTTGATATCTTTCATCCATAACCCTAAAATAATTCCCACCCATCACTAAATCAACATACCCTGCCCAGTCCATTGATTTACTGTCCTGCATTGAGTTGCCAGCATTCAAAACTTTTTCTAGTGGATGATTATCTATAAACTCTTCTGTTAATGGATCTTGAACACGAAAGGGAACTGTGATTAGCTTCTTAGCGATAAGAGCAGCTGTAGCAAAACACCAGGGCTCCTTTATATAAAGGCTCTTGAGCCTTCCTACCGTTGCTCTTAACTCAAACTCCTGGCCAAAATGCCCACCTTCACCACCCATCATTTCAGGCTGGATTTGAAATTGAAATAGGTCTAAAGCTTTCTCTATTTTCTTTTGTACATCATCTGCTTGCCTATTTAGCTTGCTTAAATCCCAGTTTTCCTCAACAACATCCATAACTGACTCAACAGGATTTTCCTTTGGTTTGCTAAATAGGTTTTTCATGCTATTATCCTTTTCTATTTTGCTTACGAGACTTAGCAGATATCTTATTCTTTTTTCTTCTCTTTGACAGCTTCCTTTTATTACCTATCATATCATTATCAGATTCAACTGAATTTTTCCGCAGTTTTCCCTTATTAAATAATCTTCTCTTACTTGCTTTAGTCATTACGCAGTATCCTCATTGAAATCAAAGTCATCTTCTACTTCATCAGAATCATTAAAGAAATCATCATCCCCAGGTTTGAGCCCTGCTTCTTTAGCATACTCTCCCAAAGAATCTTCGTCCTTTTCTATCTTACCACCCATTATTTCCTCTAACAGCTTCTCAGCTTCTTCAGCCTGACAAGATTGGTAGGCTCCACTGATAGCAAGCATTCCAGCACTTACGATATCATCATGCTCCCCGTCTGGAGCAGCATAAGAATGCAGACCAGAGCGAGTTACAGAAACTTCATAAGATGCAAACTCATGCTCTATATCTTCGATCCTTGGTGCTTTATGCCAACCTTGCTCAATTGCAATAGTGGTTCTTGTTACCATCTCTTGCTTAGATTTATTTGTAAATGTAACTGGAGTTACAGAAGCATCTACCTCAGAATCAGCCAAAATATCGCCAACAGCAATACCTACCCCAGTTGCATCATAACGAATATGGTTATCTGTCTTAGGATAAAATCTTTTCAAATACTCTTCTACTCTTTGCACCTGCCGAGTGTACGGAGTATGCCTAAATCTACAATAACCAGTCAAAGCCCCATCAACATTAACAGAATAAAAAATAGTCCAATCTTGCATCTTGGCTAAGTCAATTCCATGTATTGTGTCTTTTAATCTTTCCTTCTCATCAGGATGTACCCAGAATCTAACTCTACCTTCAGGAATTTTTAAACCTTCTTCCCATATTCCTGAAAGATCTCCGAACACTGAGCCCGATGAGACAAACATTGCTCGATAGTATTGATCGAAAAGAGCCTTTGGCAATAATCTTTTGGCTTGCTCAATCGCTTTAGGTTTCACATAAGGAGAATCCTCTGTCATTAAATGAGCCCAGCAATAAAAAGGATCTCCTCTCTTTGCAGTCCTAAAAACATCATAGTACCAATTAAAACCTTTTGGAGTTCCAGTTATAATTCCCTTACCCATTGTTTGAGTTATCGTAGTAAAGAGGGAATACCATAACTGCTTCGCTGTTTTTCCACCTTCATCAATTACAAATCTATCTACTCCTTCACCTTCAACAGTAACTTCAGCATCTTTACCATGAAGAAACTTGATGAAAGATGAATTGCAAAAACGTATCTCAAGAAGCCCATCTAAACACTCAACAAAATCCCCACCAATGTTGAGCATTGCTTTTAAATATCTATACCCAATTTTTGCTTTAAGATAAGTTGGTGCAATCCAAACACAGAAGGAGCCTGGATTCTCTAGTGCTTCCCTAGCAAGCCAAAGAGAACAGCCATAAGATTTACCAAATTTCGTACCACAAGGAGCAACTAAAACTTGTGCAACTGGATGTAACAAATGCCAATCAAAAAATATTCGTTGTTCTTCATGTGGTTCTGGTAGGATAATAGTAACTTGCTCTGGGGCATTCTCTAAAAACATCAGGCTTTCCATGCCCCCTCAATTATCTTAAGCCTTTTAATCTCCTGCTTAAGTCTGTATAAATAAAGATCTTCTCCAGTTTCAACAAAATCATTTGCTAGCCTCAATACTCTCTTTAGCCTTCCAAGCTCAAGCTTTAAGTTACAGATCTGAACTTCTAATTCTCGCTCTTTTTTTCTATTTGCATCCATGCTAAAATACTTTTATTACTTCCTTGAATGAAAAGAATGGTAAAAGATGAACTGTTTAAAAAACCCTAGCAAATTGTTGCTAGGGTTTTGCTATTCTTTCTACTATAACTCTGATTTATAATCTTTATGGCTAAACGCCTTAGTTGCGTACATAGCGGCATTCTCCAACAGGTCAACAGCTTCCACAAGATATGCATTCATCGGCAAATCTTGTTGGAGTAGCTCGGCAAGTTCAGCAAACTTCTCTCTATGCTTATTTGATTTTTCAATCTCATCAACATCCATTTTCTGAGAAAAAAAAGCCTTTGCTGGGTATTGTTCTTTCTTCATTTATCAAACTCCTTATTCTACACGTTTAGGTTTAGGTGCCTTAAATTTTCCACTCTCTGTTGTCTCCACAATAAACACTGGTCCTTTACTTTCCTTCTTATCCTGCTCTACATGAGTTTCTGTTGTCGTAGGATCAGCAACACCAAGGTTATCAGTAGACAATCCAAGAGCTAATCTCTGTATCCTCTGAATCTTCTCAATTGTAGTTGCCAAATGATTTAGCTTAACTGCAGGGATGGTAGATCTGTACTCAACAACCTCTTTAAGAGTAGCAGGATCTCTTGTGGTTACTTCTTCCCAACCTTGAGCTATCTGATTCTCAACATGCTTAGCAAGCATATTCGCCCTACGAAAATCTGCCCTGGCTTGCGCTTCTCGGAATCTCTGGATAATCTCCCAAGATGTTGCATTAGCAGGAGTTTTTCCACCTATCTCTAAATACTCACGATGAGAAAGAGTTACATTATCGAGAACCTTTGCAATACCTTTTTCCCAAAATGCCATCTGTCTTTGACAAATCTCACTCTTAGGATTTAATCCTTTCTCGGCTAGAAACGTATACTTGTTGGGCATGCCCACAATCATCCACTCATCAAACAAATGCTCCCAATTGATTTTATGAAATTTATTAGATTCTATTGGTTTATTAGTTTTCATATGCTTATTAACTTATGGATTGATAAAAACCAGTATATTTTTACCTACTTAAATTGTAGCATTTAATAAGGCAATTGTTAAACGATTCTATATGGATAATTTTGTAGCGGCAAGAAGATATTTCTTAAACAGCTTTTTGGTAACTGTTTCAGGCTGGTAAAGCTTACAATCGAACATGGATATATTATATTGATTAAACCAACTTATTAAATCCGTCAAGATCCCAGGTGTTGCTTTGAAGATGCAAACAGGAACCTTTTCAGATTGCTCAGTATCAAAAATCAAGTATAGTGGGCTTTCCTTGCATTTTGTACAGGAGATTGGTTTAATTAAGTATCGGAATGCGGGGATTTTTTACTCCATTCTTTTCTATCATCTTTTTTTACCATGCCATAGAATATCATACTAATCCCAATGTAGGCTAAAAACCACCATCCCGAAAAACCTTTTTCAAAGACTGCATAACCAAAAAGTAAAAGTCCTGCAGTGTTGTAAATTGTCAAGTTAGTAATCATTTCAAACCTCTTTCCTGCTCCTAATAGAAATATCATTTTGGTTCCTTAATTTATAAAATGCCTTTCAAAGTATGTTCTGCAATAAGACTTGCTGAACTTAAATGTACCCTCAAGTACTCCATCTCTTCAGAAGCATTTTCAAAATCCTTAAGGATGTATTCTTTATGAATACTTGCAATCAGTTCTAATTGTTTCTTTATCGTAATAATTTCATATTTTAACAACTTAGGCTTACCAAGCTCAGCCCCAAATCCATATTTTCTTTCATTCCAACATTGGTAACACCAATCTTTTTCTCCATGTAGGCATGTTCCCATATTCAATGTCCTTTACCCCCTTATCTCTTTTTTATATCCACACAAAATGCAAAGAAAAGCCTGCAAGTCTTCGCTCCATTCCATAAAATTCTTTCCATGTTTTCTGCATGGTCTAATCTTTCTCTTCCTTTGCGCTTCCAAAAACTTTGCTTTTTCTACAGCATCCATTAACATTAGCTTGTTCATTGTGGGGTATCTCCTCCTTTCATTAAATTATTCCAGTTGTTGATTAATTGTTCTTGAGTATAGATCACTACAGCGAACTCACTTATAATCCAGTCAATGACAATATCATTAGGATCTCTTGGATTGGCTTTTAGCTTCTCCTTTACTAGACTTCCCCTTAAAGCTTTTCTAAGCTCTTCTCTTAACCCTACAACTCTATCCCCAACTGCTTGAACTTTCTGCTTATGCTCTTCCTTGATACTCATTTCTTTGGCTCCAATGGTTCAATTTTTTCTTTCCAATAATTAAATAAAAACCGCACAAATTCAGAAATACTCATCTTATATCTATAAGCATTCTTCGTTAGCTCCAGGTGTTCTTTCTCCAGAAGGCTTATGCTCGTTATTACTGTCTTCTGTAACTTGTCCCGGTATGGCCTGCCTCCAACATTCTTTTCCATCTTCACAAATCTCCTTGATATCTGTTTTGATAATTTCACCTTTAGAAAAGTTCCTTACATGCTCGATAAACTCAAGAGCTTTCCAAACCTCTCTAAACTCATAAATATTTTTCCCTTCTTCAGTCTGCACTTCTAAAGAGATAAAATCACACTTACCGCAATGCTCTTTTTGTTTCACTTCTCTCCCCCAATCTATTCCAACATAGCCATTGGAATATCTCTGTGAATAAACACAATTTTTCTTCCAAGCAATACCCTTATTAGTTTCCATCAAACTCAACCTTTAAGTTTTTAAACATCACTAAGAAATAATCAACATCTTCCTTTTCTAACTCAAATTCATATCTTCTATCATCTATCTCAATATCAAAATTTACTAACCTAGTTGGTACGCCTATACTTGCATGAGAAAAGAAATCTATACTAACGTTATGCTGCTTACACTTATAACTTCTTGCTCCGATTTTTCTACTTGTTACTTCCACTTTCCTCCTCCAATTCTTTAAGCTTACTCATAAGAGAATCAACTAAATCCAACAAAAAAGCTCTGTCCTGGCATTCTCCAGCTGGGTCTGCTCTTTGCTCAATATCTGCAATATAATTTTTAACTTTATTAGGTAAGTCATCCCAAACATCTGCTAAGTGGCAATGCATCAAGCATCTGACTGGTCTTTTATGTGTTACGTTTACAAACATTAAAACCTTTTGGCATTCATTCCTTAACCGCATCGATACCACCATCGATGAAGAAAACAAGGTAAGTTAACTATTAATTAATGTCAAGGAATTTTTTAGAAAAGTCTCCCGGAGACTGAAATCATTGGGTTTTTTCTAGATAAGTTATTTAATAAACATCTTCATCTGTATCAAGCTCAAAATCATCCTTCTCTGGAAGCTCATCCGGCCAGCTTTCAGACTTCCACAAAATACCCCACAACCATTTAAACAGTTTTCTCATACTCTTTTAACCACGAATCCATAATCACTCTGAGAAGCCCCGAAAACTCACGAAACCCCAGGTTTTGAGAAGCCCTTTTAAATCGCTCTTTTGTACTCTTAGGAACTTTAAAAGCTACGATGACAGTTTCTTCAACTTCGCTAAGAGGTTTCTTTCCCCCCTTTGGGGCTCCTGTTCTTTTCCTTTGTTCTAACATCTCTCAACTCACCCCTAACGTGTTTGCAAAGAAAAGTCCTTACCATTTCATAAGCTGGACGTTGCTGCATTTGTGGAACTTTTTGGAATCTCATGTGATTCAATAACCACCAATGCTCAAAAGCAGCTGGCTGTAACTCTCCAATTTCAGAAAGACTAGCCTTTATCATTTCTTTGGCTTCATCCTTTAGCTTGTCATAACTTTTCTCAAAAAGTTTATCCTTTTCTGCCCAGCTAACAAAGCTCCTCAATATCGTTGCTGCGAAAACCGGATTGCTCCCCGACAAATTCTCTTGCATTCTCTAATCTCCTCATGTCTAAAACTAAATGCTCATCACACTCAGAACAATGAAAGCTCGAACCGTAGTAAAAGAACAAATCACTTGTGTCCCCCATGATCAAAATCGTTTCGCATGTTGGACAAATTGAAAACCAGCTACCAGATCTGAAAAGTTTACAAGCTCTCATCGCTCTACAGTACAATCGTTAAACAGTGATATCAAGATTTATTGTTCTCGATCCATTCCTTTGCAACTTTTTCAATCATTGGTACAAACACCATTGATGCATTCTCACAACCTTGACAATAAGAACGAAAAACAAGACCGCTAGGAACAATCATTACCCATGTTTTCACATCAACAACTTTAATCCACTTTGCTTTCTCTCCCATAATTTTACCTTTCATAAAAAGTGCATTGAAGAAATTATAAACAAAAACTTAACTTATAGTAAAAAATTGGTACTTATGCCAAAAACAATTTGGTTTTTTATTTTCGCAGGTAACTCTAAAAGTTACCTATCTAAGCCTTGAGCCCCAAGGGTTTCAGCCAAAGGTAGCTCAAATACCCCCATTCCCAGGAGGGATATATTTTTACGTTATATTTATTTCTATACTTTCTCTATAAGAGAATAAGAGTTACTAGGGTTACTGGGATTTAAACTACTGGGATCAAAGAAAAAATCGGGTAGCCCAGAACCGAGAACCGAAGTTACTAATAAGCTACTATTCAGACAAACCACTAGAACCATTATAAAATTTCCTAACATAAAAGATACTTGATTTTTAATTGAGCAAATTTTTGATTAGTTCTGCATCTTTTCTATCAACATTTCTTGGCTCAATATATTGCATTCCGGTAAGCACTTTGTAATTGTACCCGTTAACCTTCTTCTGCTTAACCCTTATTTTGTAATCAGAAACAAGTTTGCTCATTTGTTTACAAAACATTTTTTTCGTTATGACTGATTTCTCCTCACCTTCGCTTTGAGCATACAGTTTATACTTATCATATAAATCTGCAATCTCTACAAAATGCCCGTTACCTTCTCCATTTTCGTAAACAACTACGCATTCTTTATAGAACCTTAAAACGTTATCGGTAAGCTCTTTGTATTCCTCAAGCTCATTGTTTATAGTACTACTCTCTGTAAACTCTTCATTTTTGAGAAGCCTTTGATACCCAGCAATCACTAAATTAAAAACACCTGGGAGTTCCTGCATAATTTTATTTAAGATTCTCGGATCAAAGCTCTTATCTTTTTTTGTAAATCGTTGATGAAAAGGAATTATTAAAAGCCTTCTGTAAAAACCATAGGATGTATCTATGCTTGAAGGTAATCTGTTACAAGTGAAAACCAACTTTGCTTTATTCTTCACAAAATAGGTATCTTTGTAAGGGCTTCTTGCCTGAATTTCTCCACCAGTCACCAGGGTTTTAAAGTAGGAGCTTGCGACAAGAGCCTTGTCTGGTGTTTCTTCACTCACGTTAAACAATTTACCATCTAACACTTGGCGATTGTATTCACTTTTATGGATATCTTCCATAGTGAAGCTACAATAATTACCATCCCCAGCAAGAGCCCTCATTACATCCATGAGCGTTGATTTTCCATTAGCCCCCTCTCCTACCAAAACTGCAGATTTTTGCGCCCAGGGCTCACTTCCCGCCAAGCAATACCCCATAAACTCCAGGATGACTTGCTGAAGATCTACTGCTCCTCCAGTAATTCTTTCGAGCATGGCAGAAAACACTGGGGAAGTTGCCGAACGATCATAGGAGTAGGGAAGCACGTACCGAAAACCGCGGTCCGAAGTATGCGGGAAAAAATCCATTGATGGTATTTCTAAAGTTCCGTTCTCAAAGTTAATAGAATTTTGAGTAGTTTCAGAAAACCATTCAGTATCTTTGATATGTGTTCTGCTTACTAACTCTCTAAACTCTCTTACCATAGAACTATTAGCCTTGGGCTCAAAATGTTCTTGTGCAAACTGTTCTAATGAAGCATTACCAATAAACTTATAATGTTTTTTATCCCAAATATGAGTCATACGAGAATCGCCAACATTAATGTAAGCATGTTGTTGGTTAAAGAATTTTCTAAGATCTTCATAGTTAGGCTTTGTCTTCATAGTATTACCACTAAAATGTTGGCTATGAAAACCAGTGTTCTCCGTTGCTATATGATCTTCACCAACCAATAAAATAGGAGAGTTTACTTTCTGGAAATGTTTACACTTAGGGCATTTACCCCAGAGATCATTTATGTTGCCGCAAGTTCTTGGGCCAGAAGCCTCAAGACTTTGCTCTATTTTCATGTTGGTTTCTTCTTCGTTATAGCCTTTATGTTTATTGCTGTACTCATGACAGAGTTTTGGCCCATCTTCTACCCTTGCCAGTATAGAGAGTAATGAGTACCACTCGGGCTCACTTACTTTGCTCTGATTTTCGCCTGCCCATTTTATAAAGTTACATTCGCTTAAGATGGCTTCTTTATCTGTCTTTGGATACTTCTTAAGAAAAGCCTGGGGTATCTGGTCTTTTTCTTCAACAATCGGAAGTCCTGAGAGTTCTGTGATATCGAAGGATAGTGGAAGGATGTGAGGTTGGATCATGTAGGAAGTTTTTTCTGGTCGGTCTGGTTTGCGGTTTATGGTTCCTGGAAGTCTTAGAATTCTTCTGGCATCAAACACAACTGTATCTGCATTGCCGGATACCCCAGCTTTTTGTAGAGCTATATTTATCTTTGTCACAACAGCTCTGTAATGAGCCCTGTTCTTTTTGTAGTAGTCTTTCTTTTTGATTGGTACTTTCAGACCAACTAGGATATGTATTCCGTTTCCACTGCAGGCGATACCTACGCTATCCCTTGGGGTTTGCAGAACTGAAAGCACTACATCTATGACTTTTGGAATCTCTTCCAAGTTTATTTTGTCGATGTCAAAAGCGAGTGTAGAGCAGCTTTCGAACTCACGTTTTTTCTCACCACAAGTTGAGATGGTGTAGAAAATATTCCACCGATTATCCTTTGGGATTTGCTCGCATATTTGCTTGTAGTTTGCAAAAACCTCGGCTACGGTTTTGGGGTTATTTTTGAGGGTTAAAATTTTGTCATATACTATTAACTTGCTGTCTTCATTCGTAAAAGAGCGAAGGGCAATGATCTGAATTTTGCTCACAGATTGTACTCCTGGAGAGTGGTAAGGTTTGCTATTGAAAGAATTCTCCATATAACTCCTGCCTGTGTCAAGTGCAAAAATGCAAGCATAATTTTTTTCTTTTCGCTTGCTTACAAAAAAGATTTTTTAGTGCTTGCACTTTGGAAAGCACCTTGCTACACAAGATAAACGACTAAGGAGGAACCGATGAGTACAGAAAAAAGAATAAAAGCAATGTTTGTTGTTGAGTTTGAGGAGAGTGATTACGCTATAAGTCATTTTTTAGAGCATGCTTATGCTTTTAAATTTGTCACTCATATTGAAGTAAAGCCAGATCCAGAAAGCTTTGTGAGAAGAGCGATTGAAAAGCTCACTGATGTTGCAGAGGAATTGAAAGGGATAAAAGATGAAAAACAAAATCCTGGTGCATGACAAAAAAGTTCTTGAAGCTCTTTTTGAGATTGACGAAACTCTTCCTAATCCTGCGACATATGCAAAGGATTTTTTCATCAGGAAGAAAAACGATACTGAATCAGAAAGATTCCGAAGGATCATATCTTACTATTATGGAGATCCTATTTATTTTTGGGAGAGAATCGAGTGAATGAGAAATGGGTTTTGAAATGTTATGGGGGGAATAATGTTGCTTGCCCAGAGGAAATTATATTGTATGTAATTTCAAAAGAAAGATGTTCCTGGGAAGAATCTTTAGCAAAGATTTTTGAGAGTGAAAAATCTGCGAGTGAATTTGCTAGAAGAAATAAAATAGGCTGGGCTTTTACACCGGAGAAAATAGAATAATGTTCGGATTTAAAAAAGGCGGGATAATCCCAGGTGGTAAAAAGAATGTTGAGCCTTTACTTAGAGGAGAATTTTACGTGAGCAAAGAAGAAAAACAAAAACTTGATGCAAAGTTAGCAAGAGAATATGGAGCCCCATCCGCTAAAAAATCTTGCTGTGGTCTGGAAAACTTTGAGGATTGCGCTGAGCAAGAATGCATTATTGCTAAAGAAGCAGAAGAAAAAGTAACCAGAGAAGAAATGGCAGCAACAAAAAAACCTCCACTTGGGGTTATGCCTAGAGAAATATGGATTTACCGAAGGAGCAAAGATCTCTTAGCAGCAATGAATACTGAGCTTCAGGTTGTGTGCAGACGTGTTGACGTTAATTTTATTGAGCGCTGCGCAAATGAACTTGTGCAAGATTTAAGGATGCTTGAGGAAGGTGAGAAATGAATTTAGATTGCCCTTTTTGTGGTGGTACAGCAGGAGCTTCCATAGGAGGCTACACAAAATGTTTGAACTCATCTTGTCCCTTAAGTGATGATGAGCATCCTGTAGAATGGTGGAACAAAAGAGCAGAAACCAAAAAAGAGAAAATAATGAAAAAAGCTTTAGTTGCTATTGAGTTTTACCATCAAAAGGAAATTCATGGGGATCATATCTACACACAAACTGGTGTTGTGGCTAGAAAAGCTCTTAAGGAGATTGAGGAATGACAGATAATTTAATTGATGCTTTTGGTTTTCTGAGTGAGAAAGACAAAAAAGAAAAAAGGATGGTGGAGCTTAAAAAAGTAGCCGAGAAGCATTATGATGCAATCTCTTCAGATTTTAAGAGAAGTGTTTTGGATGATAAAAAGTTTGAAAGTCCAGAGCATTTAACAATGGCAAGTGTTGCTCATATCAATTATTCATATGCTACATTGGCTGCTACCTTGGAACTCATTGTAGATAAGTTTAACGAAAGACTGGACGCGCTAGAAAGGATTGCTAAGGGATGAGCTGTGATTATTATATCCGTATAAATTGTTGTGCTAGATGTGGTCGCTACGAAGAAAAAGAGATTGGTCATAGTGCTATTGGCTGGCCGTTTATGTGTATTGGAGTTGGAACTAAGACTTTTGAGGAGTGGGAAGATTTAGTTAGGCAGCATGTTGTATATGATGAGTACGGGAAGGTGCAAATTCATAGTGAGTTTATTGCTTTTGTGAAAGGAAAGCAAGAATCTTTAGAAGCAGAGCATTGGTTAAATTACTTTAGCTCAGAGGGGCATAAATATAATTTCATAAGCTCCGATGGTTTTCGATTTAGGAAAGAAGATTTTTAACCTTAGAAATTTTGAGGAGAATAAAAATGCGCCCATCGGTTGATTATAAAAATAGTAAGTTGTGCATTGATATTGGTGGTATTTTAGAAGCCATGAATGAGGAGGATACAAAGCACTTTATAAAAACATTCAGTATCCAAGAATCTGTCATATCTTACGTAATAGATTATATTTGTGGTGATGATGAGGATGGGTGTTGGACTTCTATGGATGCCGAGTACAGAATGAGCATACTCCAACGCATTGAGCATAAACAACTATCAGAAGGCCCGAGACATTCTTGGACTGCTTGGAGCGAGATTTGCCAAGAATTAAAGAACATACGCTGCAAACAGCAAATATATTGGAAGCTTTATCATAATGGATCTTGGGGGGAAGTAACCCTTTCAGATGGGTCTACCAAATCGTTGGAGTTTTTAATTTCTGATTGGTTAACAAAATGTGGAATTGAGTCAAACTACACAACTAAAGAAGCCGATAAAGATATAGCTAGGATTGAGAAACTTGTAATTAACGCATTAACAGAAATGAGAAAAGAAAATGAGCGAAACGAGAATCAACGAAATTAGCAACAAAATTAGAGAGACAAACAAAGAGATTTGTGAAGCTACCCGAAAGGCAAAGGAGCCTTACCTTGGGGGCCTTGAGCTTCTAAGAGAGGAAAAAAAGGAGCTGGAGAAAAAAGAGCGCCTAGCTAAAAAAGAAAAGATGGAAAAAAGAATTCCTAAACTAACTGAGTTGTTTCGAATTATTATGAAGATAAATGCAGCTGGGATCTGGCAGTGTGATTTAGACTTATCTTCTTACGTGCAATGGATGAGTGTTACCGTTAGAGAGAGAGAGTTTACACACTGAGAGAAGTTATAAAAGTACTCTTCATTATGAATATGATGAGATAGATGAAAAGTGTGGTGAAATTAAAGAAAATCTTATTGCTATTTTAAATGAAGAAGATGGTTTTGAAAATCTTTTTACTTATGAGGCTTGTTAGAAATGACAGAGATACATAAAGAAATGATCCCCAGTGAGTTTGTAGCAGCATTAAAGCGTTACGTACATCACGGCATACTCCCAGGGAGTTTTCTGCAGGCTGTCCTTAAGAATGATCTGAGAGAAGCTTGTGGTAGAGCAGACCATATCAGGAAGTACACAATCTGGGATTATGTGGCATTCTGCCATAACTATATTCCTGCAGGCTGTTGGGGATCTCCTGAAGCTGTTGCAGACTGGGTAGCTGCAGTGAAGATGCAGGCAAGAGGTAAAAATGAAAAAGGCTGAAACATGGAGAAGCGAAGACATTGAATGCGAATGTCCATACTGTTCCGAATTTGCCTCAGTTGGAACCACATCGGACGTTCTAACAACATATGTTTGTGAAGGATGTGGCAAAGAATTTGAAATTGGAGAGGTTAGCGAATGAGGCAGCATGATTGCAAACAGATAGAAGAAGGCTATTGTTTTTGTGGCTTGGCTTATGGTATGGCAATGGAAATATTGTTATCAATTTATGAAGAGAAAATAGATTACGAAAGTTTGAAAGAAGCTGCAGAAGAAGTAATTATTGAAATGTTTGGAAATGTTGAGGAAGCTCAGAAATTCTTAAGATCGGAAGTGAACTAAAATGAGCGAAAAGAAAAAATACAGTCTCGATGTTCTTAACAGCTACTGCCAAAAAGGAATCTGGGATTATGACGAAAGCACCAGGAAACAAATTCTTGAGCTTATCGCTGATTATAAAATTCTTACCGAGCTGGCAGAAGCAGCTAAAAAGCATCTCTGGGCTCACGTAGCAACAAAGCAGGCTCAGTTTAACACTACAAAGCTTTTGGCTGAGAAAGTGAAGCAGGCAGAACAGAAAGGTTTGTTGTGAGAAAGAAGTTTAAAAGAAGACCATTTAACGCTTTTATGCCGGGTGCAAATATTCCTAAAGGTGAAGATAAAATACCTGCTCTGTTGAGCAAACCAGAAGATAATATGAGAGAAATATGCATTGAGCAAGGGTATGTTCCTGTAGGATGCACACTTCCTGGAATGATGGTTTTTGGGTTAGTGAATAAAGGTGAATGCCCTTGTGATGGATGCAATGAAAATAGAGCAATATGCAAGGGGAAACCTAAAAAATATTAGGGGAGAAAATGAAACGAAATAAATTTGTATCTTTCACATTATCAATGCCTAATGTTGGGTCTTGGGATGGAAGATGGTCTGGATCAGAGCGCAACTATGTACTGGTGCAAAGTTTAAAAGTTGCTGTTGCAAATCCTATTTTGAAAAGAGGTAACTATCATTATTCCTTCGGGGATGGTTGGTCCGCGTCAATCTCAACGAAAGAAGTAGATGGCAATGAATCGAGAAGATTGAGAAGAAAATCAGATGGGTTTTGTGGCTATAACTGGATGGTGAGTACAATCGTTAAGTACGGAAAAATTCTTAACTCAAATGATGTAGCTGAATTAGAGAAAGGTGAGAAGGAAAATGAAAACAATATCTGACAAAAGTTTTTTGATAGCTGTTGAAGGAGAGATAGATTGGGCAAGAAAACATTTTCCACAGCCTAATATGAATTTTGTTGCATTGGTTGAGGAAGTAGGAGAACTTGCTGAAGCTCTTCTCAAAGGAAAGACAGGTAGCCCACTACAGAAGAATACAATCCTTCAGGAAGCTGTGCAAGTTGCTGCTATGGCAATGAGAGTAGCTACCGAAGGAGATCCTAGCTTTGAGGTTTACAAGAAATGATTGACATTAAATTTACTTGTAATCTTTGCGGAGAGTTTTTTGTGAGAACAGATGGAAAAGCAAAAGCTCCTGTTGGTTGGGGTACAGTAAGACCACAACTTAGAGTGAATTATCCTGAAAGCCCTACTTACAATCCAAAAAGGGAAAGTAAAGAAAGCAAAGCGTATTGGAAATTTAAGGAGCTATGTGAAGGATTGAAAAAGCAATTAATGTCAAGAGAGTATCATCTTTGCCACAATTGTTTACGCCTGAAACAAAAAGAACTATTACAAATTGAGAAAGCTAAGGTGAGTATATGACCGAGAACCTATTTGCAACAAAAGAGACTTTTAATCTTATTGAAGGATTCATTGAGATTGCTAAAGTAGCTTACACGAAAGCAGAAGTTGTAGCGTCTCCTGAAGTCTTGGCTCAAACTGCGCTTAACATGTACATCCTTCTGATAACTCAAAACATGAAGAACAATAAAAAGACAGATTTTTTTGGGATTGATGTTGAATCTTTATTGAGGAATTAAAATGGAAATTCCCTTTGTAATAGAAATATCAAAATCAATGCTAGAAGCAATCAAGGAGGCTGTAGCGTTTGGTAACTCCCAAGGGCTTAAGGGCATAGCAATTAAAAGCACAAAAGAAGTTTTTAAAACAGATGAAGGGGATAAAATTCTTTTTTTGTTTAATGCTGAGTTAAGCGAAGCAAATAGAAAATTGAAAAAGGCTGACTAAAATGACAGATCAATTAGAAAAAATTAAAAAACTTACCTCTAGTAGATGCCCATTAGCTACTACCGAAGTAAATTGGTTGGTTGAAGCTGTTGAGGGGCTAAGAGAAATATCTAATTTAACAGATATGGCTTTTCGTTGTGTTTGCAAAGAATGCGCTCCTTGTGAATTAAAAGCTAAAGCAGAAGAAAAAGGTTGGTTGAAATGACAGATAAATTAGAAGAAATAGTTAAGCTAGTTCACGGGGGTAACCCCTTAACTACTTCAAGAGAAGAACTGATTAATAGTATAGATTGGTTAGTAGAAGTTGTTAAGGGGCTTAGAGGTTTGATTTTTCTTTGCCAAGGCTGTGAGCCTGAAGATAGTTGTGAAAAAAGTTGTTTGGATATTCAGGAAGCAAAAGAAAAAGGCTGGCTTGCTAGAAGTTAATGCATCTGCGCTGCTAGAAGTTAGCGTTATCTTACTGAGATGAAAGGCAAAATAATGCATTGCAAGTTTTGTAAAAAAGATCTTGAGAAAGTTGTGTGTCCACATTGCAAAGCCGAGATCCAAGTAGCAAAAATGAAAGAAGAATTACGTCTTTGCTATAAGCAGATAGGTTTTTTAGAAAGCTGTATTAAATCCGGAGAAATACCGAAATATTTAAAGGAGCGTAGCGAATGAAATCATATCAAGTTACTTACAAAATCTCTGGGATAGCTACAGCAATCGTGAAAGCAAACTCTGAAAGAAAAGCTATAGATAAGGCAACATGTATAGACATAGAGGATGGTTCTGATCAGCTTATAGAATGGAGCTTTGAAGATCCTACGGAAATTTCGGAGATAGACGAATGAAAAAAGAAATCCCTGTCCTATGGCAGCACCAAAAAGATTCAGTCATGAAAGCTATTCCCTTACATGGTTTTGCATTCTTTGCGGAAATGGGATGTGGCAAGACGGGTATGGCTATATCTACCCTTCGTTATAAGTATCATGAAAACAATCGTATCCTCAAAACCCTGGTGCTTTGCCCTGTTGTCGTAGTGGAGCAGTGGAGACGCGAGTTTATAAAGTTCTCCCGAGTAGGAGACAAGGTAACTACGTTAACAGGAACAGGGAAAAAACGTCTTGATAAATTTATGAATAATGCTTGGTTTACTGTTGAAGGAGTACCGAGAACGAAAAACGCTATCTTCGTAACGAATTATGAAACGCTCAACATGAAGGAACTTTATCAGTCTATTTATGATTGGCAACCTGAAGTGTTAATAATTGATGAATCTCACAAAATTAAAAACCATAAAAGCAAGCGCACTAAAAGCTGTATTATACTTGCCGATCGCGCTAGGTATAAATATATTCTCACTGGTACTCCTATTCTTAACACTCCGATGGATATTTTTTCTCAGTATCGAGTATTAGATGGGGGGCAATCATTCGGACAAAAGTTCCAGCAGTTTCGCTTAAGGTGGTTTGAGGATAAAAATGCAGGAATGCCAAAGCAAAGATATTTCCCTGACTGGCAGCCTAAACCTTCTGTGAATACAGAATTCAATAAACTGATTTACAAAAGAGCGGTTAGGGTTTTAAAAAAAGATTGCTTAGACTTACCACCGTTAGTCAAAAAGCAAATCTTTGTTGAGTTGGGGGCGGAGCAGTCTCGAATGTACGAACAAATGAAAAAGGAGTTTATAGCTTACCTTGGTGATAAGACATGTGTTGCGTCAATGGCACTAACTAAAGGGCTTCGTCTCCAACAAATTCTCTCAGGATATTTTAAAACAGATGATGGTGAAGAAATCATTTATAAGCAAAACCCCAGGATTGATGCGCTGAAAGATATTCTGCAGGAGATTATGGATGAGAAAAAGAAAGTTATTATCTGGAGTTGCTTCAGGCAGAATTACAAAATGATAGCTGATTTAATGGCTGGTGATGTCTGTATGCTGTATGGGGGAATGACCGAGAAGCAAAGACAAGAATCTATTGACAACTTTCAGAATAATGAAACCTATAACACTATGATTGCAAACCAGGGAGCTGGTGGAGTAGGAGTCAATCTTACTGCAGCAAGTTATGCTGTTTACTTCTCGCGCAACTTCTCTCTTGAGTTTGATTTGCAGTCTGAATCTCGTTGTCATAGATCAGGAAGTGAACAACATGAAAAGATAACTCGCATAGATATAGTTGCACCTAATACTATTGATGAGGTTATCTTGGAAGCTCTTCTTCGCAAAGAGAATATTGCCAACAATATTTTGCAGATAAAGGATAGGCTTTAATGAGATTTGAAGTTTCTCAACCTTGTCAGATTTGCCACGAATTTTTTCATGATGTAGATCTGAGATCTCATGAGTGTGGTTTATTTCTATGCCCTGCTTGTGTAAAATTTGGGGCATTTAATCTTATAAAAGCTAAGCTTAAAGAATTTAAATTAGGGGAAAAACCTAACAAAAAAAGCAAACTGGAAAGAGTAGCTTACAAGAGTTATAGAAGAGAAGTTAGGAATCGTTTGAGGAATATTCGCAGCATTAAAAAGAGAAAGAAATTGCTTGCACTTTAGAAAGCAGGGTAGTAACTTAGCCTAATCAATTCGCAAGGAGAGAAAAGTGAAAGATATTGAGATTAGAGAACCTATAATCATGAATAGTTTTGGTGAGTTTGAGAAAAAAGTAACTTCTGATAATCCTGAGATGCTGCCAGAGGATACTAGGATTTTAATAATGCAGGCTTACTTTGCTGGATTTGCAAGAGCTGCTTTTATAGTTACATCTGTAGAAGAAAACAAAGATGAGCTAAAAGTATTCAGTAAAGCAAACAGAGATGCTGCAAAGAAACTTGGCGTTAAACATGTAAGCATGAATGGTTAAGCATGACTAATGTAGACTGCACAGAGATGGTGAGAGAAATGGTTGAGGATTGGGTAGGTGAAAATTACTCAACTTGGGAAAACACCTTTCTTAACGATATGTACCATAGTCAATGGTTTACTAGAAATCAAAGAGACAAGATTATAGATATTTATACAAAATATTATCCAAGCTAAGGAGAACAGAAATGGAAAAAGAAAACGTAACTCACGAAGGACAACCACTTCAGGAAGCTTGTGGGGCTTCTGTTTCAGATGCACCAGCTGCAGAAGAATCTCAAACAGCTACGCTTGAGCAGATGAATTCTTTTTGTAAAGAGTATGCGGAGCAAAAGGAAGTTGTTGATTCTTACAAAAGAATTATTGCAAATGAAACCTCAAAGCTTGAAGCAATGAAGAAAAAGGGGCTTAAGCATTTGCAAGTAGCTGAGCTAAAAAGTTTCAAAAGTGAATTTGGAACCTTTGGAAGAAAAGATAACTTCTCTGTGAAGGTGCCAAAGACAGAAGTGGAAAGAAATGCCTTGAGGAAATATTTTGAGTGTGAAGAAGTTTTTGATAGCCTTTGGACAGTGAACAGCCAAAGCCTCAATGCATATTACAAGGAAGCATTTGCAAAAGCAGTAGAAGAGCAAAATCCAGATTTCTCAATTCCTGGGATTGAGGAGCCTAAACATTACGACACAGTAACTTGGAAGAAAGCATAATGGGTATGTCATTTCATGTTGAGCAGGTAAGAAATGGTTTTATTATTTGTTCTTGTCCTGGGGGGAATAGTAAGGATTTGCTACCTTTTGATAATTTTACAGTAATTGAAGGGTATGATTATGAAAAATTAGCTCAGCATTTAAAGTATAGATTTACAGGGAAGCATTTTCCTGAAGAAGAATCGGAATGTAAATTTAAAGGAGAAAATGAATCATGACTGAAGAAACAAAAGTAGCGACAACAGAAGCACCTGGAGTAGTGGCAGCTTACCAAGATCCTGCAGGAGCGATTAACCCCAAGAATTTAATTGTGCCGAAAATTCTTTTAATGCAGCCTCCTTCCCAGTTTGTACAGGAAGAAAAAGCAAGACTTGGTGAAATGCGCGATTCAATGAACTGCGTTAAGCTTGGCACAAAGGAAGAGCCTTTAGAGATCCTTCCTTTTTTTGTAACAGAAACCTGGGTTATCTATGAGCAGATTGGCGATAAGCTCAAGTTTAAAAAGCAAGTCCCGCAAACCCCAGAGAATGTTGACTGGGATTGGACAGGTGTTGAGGATGGTGTGAACATCAGAAGAGATCATGCTATTAATTATTTCTGTCTTCTTCCTATTGAGATTGAAAATGAAGACGTATATTTTCCTTATCTTATTTCTTTTCGTCGTACTTCCCATATGGCAGGTAAAAAGCTGGAGACTGCTCGGGCTAAGTATGGTGCTTTTGGTCTTCCGGTATATCATAAAACGTATAACCTAAGTTCACTGGCAAAGGAAAACGACCACGGAAAATTTTACGTTTATGATGTTGTCGAGAACCGTAAGACTACCGACAAGGAAAAGCAGGCTATTAAGCGTTGGGAGAACATCATCAGGACAACAAACGTGGAAGTTGATCATTCGGATCTTGAGCAGGAAACAGGGCATACAGAGACAGCTGGTGAGTACAAGGAAGGGGATAAATTCTAACTAACATATTTGGGGGCAGGCTTTTTATTAACTTTGTTGAATACCTGGTAAAAACGTAGCTTGCTCCCAAATTCATTATTCAGTAAAGAAAAAGAGTACTATGACAAAGTCGAAATTTATTTGGCAAAGAGGCCGTAAAGGAATGACCGTTACTTTGTACTGGCATTGTTTTTATGAGGATGCACAAGAAGGAGATAGCCCTTTGTGTCAACACAAGAGGCGGAAGTTTAAAAAGATAGACTGCGAAAACCACCACAACCCAGCTTCAAAGTGTAAAAAATGTGAGGAAAAAAGATTTTAAAAAAGAAATGATTTTTGAACACTTTGCAGGGAATTTATAAGAGATGAGTGAGCTATGCCGACACCAGACATAAGTAAAGAACAATTAAAATGCCCGTATTGTTATCGTATCCAGCCTGCATGGGAAGGCTATGATGATCAAGATTGTTTTTATTGTGGTGAAGAATTTTTTATAGAACAAAAGTGTGTTATTGAATTTAAAACTCGTAAAAATTCAAAAAACCCGAATTGCTGAACACTTATAAGAATTTTAAGGGGTAAGTAAAGTATGGAAAATGAAGCAGAAGCCAAGAAAGAAAACAAGGTAGAAATGAAACAAGAAAGAGTAGATGAGTTTTCGCACCTGGCTGAGAAAGTTGTGCTGGATATGCTTGAGAAAGGTTACATACCTGCAGAAGTTGAGAAGCTAACTTCTCTTGAATGTGACAAAGGAGACATGCTTGTTTTTCAGCTTAGAGAAAAATTGCCGCACAAGATAAGAGATAACCTCATAAAGAATTTTGATCAGTGGTTACAGCATAGAGGAATCGCTGGTATCTATATGCCACCTGATATAGACTTCATCGCTGTTCTCAAGAAACCAGCTTATGAAGTGAAAAGAAACGTGCAGATTGAGGAACCAAAAACCAAGGAAGGGTAAACTATGTTACTTTGCGGATTAGATTTTGAAACAACAGGGCTTTGTTCAGAAGAAAACAGAGTTACAGAAATAGGTGCTGTTCTCTGGTGTACAGAAAAAAGATCTCCTATGGAAATCTACAGTGTATTGGTGAACCATTCTGATATCAAAGAAGTCTCAGATGAGATTACTCGGATAACGGGGATTGATTTTAATATGTTGCAGGAATTTGGAATCAATGAAAAGCAAGCATTCCTGGGGTTAGACGAACTCGCAAGCAAGGCTGAGTATTTTGTAGCTCATAATGCTCCTTTCGATAAAGCTTTTTATGATGCTGAAAAAGCTAGGCATAAAGAGTTTATTGGAAAGAACATAGACTGGATTGATACTTATGTTGATGTTCCCTATCATGAATCTATCGGTACAAGAAAGCTAACCTATTTGGCTACGGAGCATAATTTTCTCAATCCCTTTGCTCACAGAGCTGTATTTGATGTGCTTACAATGATGAAAGTTATATCCAACTATGATATAGAAGAGATTGTGAAACTCTCTAAGGAGCCTAATGTGTCAGTCAGAGCAGTTGTAATGAAGCCCTGGCACGATGAAGGGAAACAAACAGGCGTAGCCAAGGAGCTAGGCTACAAGTGGGAAGGAAAAAGAAAGCTATGGCTAAAACAAGTAAAAAGCAGCCAGGTGCCAAAGGAGCTACAAAAAGCAGAAGAAGCAGGAATCCAAGCAGCAATACTTCCAGTGTAGGAGCGTTACCAAAAAAACGCCCAGCTGTTTTGTATGTGAGAGTAAAAGAAGAGAACAAAGAATATATAGAGACACAGGCAGAAAAAGAAGGTGTATCAGCTTCTGCGTTTGCTGATTACATTATAGATTGCTATAAGGAATCCCATGCTAGTAAGAGAAGGAGAAGTTAGAAAAGTTCTAAGTTTGTTTTGTCTTCCAGGGCAGTATGCATTGGATACAGAAACAACGGGGCTAAAATCTTACCTTGGCGATAAATTATTCTCTGTCATTCTCACAAACGAAATTGATTCCTACTATTTCAACTTCCAGCATTATGATGATATAGATTCAGACTTGATTCTTGACAGAAAGAATCTTGCTCTGTTTGAAGAGATCTTATCGGTTAAACTATCCCTATGGTTTATGCATAATGCTAAGTTCGATATGAGCATGTTGGCGAATGAGGGATTATTTGTGGATGGGCAGATCCACTGTACAGAAGCCATTGGAAGGCTTGTCAACAATACCCACATGAGCTATCAGCTTGACAAAAGGGCTCCCGATTGCGGGGAGAAAAAATCAAAAGCTGTTGACGAGCATATTGCAAAAAACAAGCTTTACCACTGGGAAGAAATACCAGGGAAGAAAAAGCGCACGAAAGTTCCACACTTTATAGATGTTCCTTTTGAGATTATTTCAGGTTATGGATGCACTGATGGAGACATCACAAGAAAACTGGGGTTATGGCAAATTGCCAGGTTGGAAGAAATCGAGAAAAAGCAAATCTCTGTTGGTATTCCTTCTATTATGGAGCTATATGCTAATGAAAGAAAAGTTACAAAGACGTGTTTTAAGATGGAGAGGCACGGTGCAGCAATCGATTATGACTACACCACTCGTGCTCTGGCTTTTGAGACAAATATTTTCAAGACGTGTGAGAAAAAGTTTACTAAGATTTCTTCGATCCCGTTCAAGGACTCCAATAAAACGCTTGCCCAGGCATTTGGAGCAGTGGGTGAAAAGTATCCTACCACCGAGAAGGGTAATCCTAGTTTCAGGGATGAAGTGCTCGAAAACTTTACAACACCAATGGCTCAAGTCGTTAGAGACTACAGATCCAGCTATAAGAAAGCAAATACTTACTACAGAAATTTCTTAGACTATTCTGATACCAACGGTTTGATACATGCAAACATTCGGCAAGGAGGAACAGCACCAGGTCGGTTTTCCTATAGTAACCCCAACCTTCAAAACCTGAATAAGAAGTTTGATCCTGAAAAAGAGTTTTTGGTAAGACGTTCTTTTGTTCCTGGAGATCCTGATTATTGTTTTATCATGATTGATTATGATCAGATGGAATACAGGCTCATGCTGGATTATGCCGGTGAGATGAAAATCATTAGGAAGATTTTGGATGAAGGATTGGATGTCCATACCTCTACTGCAGAGCTTCTTAAGATTGTTCGTGAGTTTGCAAAGACAATTAACTTTCTACTTATCTATGGTGGAGGAGCAGTAATACTTGCAGGAAAATTAGGTATATCAGTTGCAGAAGCCAAGAGGCTTAAGCAACACTACTTTGACACACTCCCTAAGATTTCTGATTTTATCAGCAAGGTTATGAATAAAGCCAAGTACCGAAAAGAAATCTTCAATTGGTTTGGAAGAATTTACTACTTCCCTGATTCTAACTTTGCTTACAAAGCCCCTAACTATCTTATTCAAGGTGGATGCGCGGATATCGTTAAGATAGCTATGAATAGAATTGATGATCTTTTAGAATCGAAAAAAGCTCGGTCTAAAATGCTGATTCAGATTCACGATGAAATTCTTTTCCGTTTTCACAAAAATGAGTTTGAGGAAATCGAACCTATTAAGAAAATCATGGAAACAGTTTACAACTATAAACACCTGCCTTTGACTTGTGGAGTTGACCACAGTTGGAAAAGCTGGGCAGATAAGGTTAAGGGATTGCCACAATAAAAGGAGTAGATATGCAAATAGAGCCACTATATTTTGGGTGTAATAGAACTCCAGGTCATAACGTTTGGAAACGTGGAATGCAATATTCAGGGAGAAGTGAGCTTAAAAATTGGTTTGCGTATAAAGATACGGTTTTTGCACCTTGGGGTAAAGAGATTGAAGGGCGGGCAAATCTTTTTCATATGAACGGATACGCAACGATTTTAGCATTCTGGGATCGGTCGGTAGATAGTAGAGGTCAAAGCAATTCAGCCTTTTTACTTCCAGGTGTTTTGGATTTTGATGAGGCAGTACTCAAAGCAAAGATATATTTTCCGGAAGTATTTAAGAGGTTTAAGTTTGAGATAGTAAAGAATTTCTAACTCAAAGTAAAAGGAGAAACAAAATGTTTGATTGTATTTGCGTAGATGCTTGTAACGATGAACAGATTTATTGTATCTCTGAAATTTGGCATTACTACGGAGATGAAGATGCAATGCCAGAGTGTATTGAATGCAAAAATAAAATTGATTTTGAAGAGAAAGTTGAGATAACTATTACAAGAAATTTTGAAGATATAGCACCTACTGAAATAGTAACCTGTCTTACATGTAAAGCAATCAGAGATGATCTTTTTTCATGTGGTTTTTACTATGGAAATATGTGGGAATCCCTAAAGCAACAATGGGGAGAGGATGCATATTTGTTAAGATGAAACCAGAAACCACTTTCAAACTCAGAGTAAAAAGAGATCTTGATAAAGTTGAAAGACTTTGGTATCTCAAAACCAACGAAGTCTCTACCGTGGGCATACCCGATTTTCTAATTTGTGCAGCTGGTATTTTCATTGCTCTTGAAATCAAAAGAGATGCTAGTGAAGATCCTACAGAATTACAGAAGTATAACCTAAGAAAAATTCGCACAACGGGTGGTTACGGTATGACTGCCTGCCCTGAGAACTGGGATGAGAAACTAAAAAGAATAAAACAAGTTGTAAAGTGGGGGATAAGTCATCCCCCTTAGTGGTGTGCTTAGGTGAGAATGACATGCTCCTTAACATTTGATTGAACTGTTGCCCCTTTAATAACCCTGGTGTTCTCGTTTGGTCTGTTTTCTGAAAGAAAAGCCTCTACATCTCTTTTACTGTCAAACTCCTGTGGAGAAGTTGTCACAAAATACTTAGTTTTTTTGGTTCTTTTCTTTGTTAGTTCTGTAGTTGCTTCTTGAGTATTTTCCATCTTATTAGCTCCTTACTATTTTGCTATTGATTAATCGTTAAACAATTTGTAATCTATAATCATGCAAGCAAAAACGCAAGTGAAAAGGAGGAAAAATAAAATGTTTTTAGACGAAATTTCTCCAGGTAGAATCCTTCTTATTTTGCTCGTTGCTGGGTTTGTTTTGTTCTTGACTTATCTTGTGTCATTTATCAGACCAAGAAAGAGGAAGTACTATGTTAATGAAGTTGAGTTGAAAAAAGAGCTGGGTGCTTCGCTTTTTATTACGGGAAAACCAAAAATAAGATTGTGAAAGAGGAGCTTTATGGTAGGCGTGAACAAACCCAAAGCTCCCCTAACCACTCCAAAAAAACCCTGTATAGAGTTTACTTGGAAATAAGATA